ATGCCATCCGGCGCGGGCCGGTGGGGGCCGGGGGGTGTGCCCCCGGGGTGCTTGGTGTCTGTGGGTGCGTGAGACTGCTAGTCGCTCAATGCGTCTGAGGGATGGCGTGGTGGTCGGCGTTTGCCGCTTCTGCGGTGTCGGCCGCGTCGCGCCTCTTCTGCTGTCTTGTGCTTATGGCATGGTACGCATTTGGTTTCGAGGTTGTCTAGGTCGTCGGTGCCGCCTTCGGCGCGGGGGATGATGTGGTCGGCGTTGAGTTCGGCGGCGTTGGGGCGGCCGACGAAGCCGCAGCGCTGGCACGTGTAGTTGTCGCGTTGAAAGCATGCTTGCTGTAGTGCGTAGGGCACGGTGCGGCCGACGTTGGGGTCTCGTTGCCACATGCGCGTTACTCGGGGCAGTCGCAGTTGGTGCTCTGTGGCCAGTGGTGGCCGCATAGGCATTCGTGGTCGTCGGTGTGCGCGGGCTCGCGGATGCACTGGTGCAGCGCGTTCCATACCGAGTCGACGCACTCGACGTCGCAGCGCATCAGCGGCGTTGCTCGCTCGGCGCGTGACCGGGCCGGGCGCCGGTGGCTTCTTTGTGCAGGTTCGAGCACAGCCCGTCAATGACGCGGTCGGGCAGCGGTGGGCGGCCGTCCTTGGTCACGGCCTTCTGGATCTCGCGTCGGCAGCGGTCGAAGTCGCCGGGTTCGCCCCAACGAATCTTGACGGCGCCGGCACCGTGTGCCCAGTAGTTCTTGAGCCGACGCGCGCTGTCGCTGGGTGTCTTGTCAGCCATCGGTCTTGCTTCGCGCGATCGCTGCGTTGGCCCAGAACATCACCTCTTCGAGCGTGGTGGTGGCCAGGGCCTTCTCGCGTCCTGCGGGTAGGTCACGGTCGAGCTTGTGGGCCAGGGCCTTGCAGGCTTCGCGGACGCTGCCGTGTTCGGCGCGTTTCTCGTCGGTGGTGGCCGGGTGGAAGTCGAACCGGTGGTTGATGTCGGCGGTGCTGGCCGGGGTGTGGTTGTCCATGTGGTTCAGTGCCTCCAAGTCCGCATAGTTGGACCATATTTGTGGTGTTGAAATGTGGTCCATGTTTCTGGTACTATTTCGGTATGAGCAGCTACCGGGTTGAGATCGAGACCAGCGCCGCGAAGCAGATCCAGCGGTTGCAGCGCGGCGAGCAGAAGCGCGTCATGGTCGCGATCACCGCGCTTGCTGACGAGCCCCGCCCGCACGGCTGCACGAAGCTGTCCGGCACCACCGACGCGTACCGGATTCGCGTCGGCAACTTCCGCGTCGTCTACGTGATCGACGACGGACTTCACATCGTCAACGTCACCCGCGTTGGCCACCGCAGAGAGGTCTACAAGCGATGAGCGTTCTCGTCCCAATCAGCAAGGCCAAGGCCAAGTTGTCCGAGCTCGTGCGCCAGAGCGAAGACACTGACGTTGTCCTGATGAATCACTCCACACCGGCCGCCGTGCTGATCTCGGTGGAGCGGTACGAATCCATGCAAGAGGAACTCGAGGATCTGCGGGACCGGCTGAGTGTGCATGAGCGCAGCGGGGTCACGGTCTCGGCGGACAAGCTGATGGCCGAGCTGGGCCTGGCCGGAGACTAGCGGCGCGCGGGCACTCGGAATGGGTGGCTGAGCATGTCGACGGCCCGCCCGTTCCAGTTGCGGTGGCCACCCGTGGCCCACGCTCGGCGGCGTTGAGTCCGTGGCTTGCCATCGCGGTGCTCGGCGAGGCTCTCGGCGTCGTCGTCGTGGTCGACCAGCGATGGCCAGCAGTAGGCGACGCGGTGGCTGCGGACTGTGGCCCACGCGGTGAGCGCGTCGTCGGCGACGAGGTTGGTCCCCTTGGTGTGAGCGAGCATGTCGGGCACGAGGTCGGTACGTATCGCGATCGCGACGGCGTGGAGCACGTGGTTCGACACGATCCAGTGCGCGCCGGTGCTGTTGGCCTCGTTGGTGGCTTGGCGGATACGTCCTTGCCATCCGGCGAGCGGGCGGCCGGTGCCGAGATACAGCGACACAATCGGCGCGGGTGCGGCCGATAGCGCGGCGTCGAGCTGCGCGTGGAACCCGGACCAGCCCGCGCCGGGGATGGGTTGGGCGTCGTCCTCGACGACAAGGCACCACGGTGAGCGGCGGTTCGTCGAGAAGGCGAGGTCAGCCCAGACGCGGCGGTGGTTGGCGGTGGCGCCGAACGTGCCGTCGTCGTACGCGATCACAGTTGGCTGTAGCCGGTTGGCGAGGCGTTCGGCCATCTCGATGCGGTCGAAGTGGGCAACGATGCCGATCGCTGCGGTTGTCATTTGTGGCGAATCCTCGAGAAGCTGTTGCGCTCGTCAGCTTTGAACATGGTCGTGACCGCGGGCCCGTAGATGAGCTTGTCGCGGTGCTTGGTGTAGGCGACGTGGTTGAACACGGCCATATCGCCGATTCCGTTGCCCTTGCTCGTCTTGTGGAATGCCGCCATCTCGATGTCGTGCCACGTGTGGATGATGTCGAGGATGAACGCCATCACGTCGGCGCGGTGACCGAGCAGTACGCCTGCGTTCAACAGTTGCTCGTGGTGGTGCGCGTCGAGAAACCGGCGGATGGTGTCGTCGTCGGGATGGTTACTGCGCATCCACTGGCAGCCGACGATCTGGTGTTCACTGCCGACCATGAGCTTTCCGGCCGGAACGTCGAACAGGTCAGCGGGTTTCAGGATCTCGACGTCGGTTCCGTCGCACACGAGCACCTTGTTGACGTCGGGATGCTCGGCGAGGTAGCGGTGCGCGTTGATCCACCGTTGGAAGTAGACGTTGACCGTGTTGGGCGCCGAGATGTAGGTGACGTTGTCGTGGTTGGTGGCGGTCAGCTGATCGTTCAGCACGATGACGGGGTGCGGCTTGGCCGATCGGGTGAGCGTGTCCAGTGCCTTCGGGTCGGCGGCCATCCGCGCGCCGCGCTGTGGGTCGGTGTTGCCGGTGTAGAGGCACGTGAGGATGACATCGCGGGTGTCGCGGTATTCGACGTAGTCTGCGTACGCGGCGGCGCGGCGCTCGTTGTGGATACCTGCGTTCCTGTGCACCAGCGCGTCCCTGCTTGGGAGCGGTGTGCGTTGGACTGATTTGCGCTGGTCGAGTGACTCGATGAGCTTGTGGGAATCCTTGGGTGACGCGTAGCGCCACGTGGTGAGTCCACGCGCGAACAGGCGGTTAGCCAGGTCGGAGTGCTCGTAGAGTCCGGGGCTGTAGATCGGGTCGAAGCCTCCGACCGCGTCGATAGCGGATCGGTGGTAGTAGAGGCAGTAGCCGCGCTGTCCGGACCACGCTTGGTGCTGGCCGTCGTCGTACAGCACGGTGATGTCGTTGAGCTTGCGTGGGCCGTCAACGTCGAGAAACTGTGCGCTCAGGTGGATCTCGGGTGACTCGACGAACGGGCGCCACCAGTCGTCGGTGAGCGGGTAGCAATCGTTGTCGAGCAGGAACAGGTGTTCCACGCCGAGGTCCATGAGCGCGGCGAGGCAGGCGTTCTTGGCGGCCGGGATGCCGCGACTCGTGTCGTGCCGGATGGTGGCTTCGAGCACCGGTGGCTTTGATCCGTCGTCGACGATGACGATCGGGAACGTCGCCGGCGTGTGCGCGCGAACCTTCGCCAGGCATTCGCGGAACGTGTCGTGGCGGTCCTTGGTGGTGATGGCGATGCCGACGTTCGGGCCCGCGACGGCGGCGGTGACCGGCTGGTACTCGACTCCATCGACGACGACGTTAGGCATGGCAGCCACCCCCGTTGGCCATGAAAAAACCACTGGGCCCCGCTTTGGGCACAGTGGTGCAGGTCAGAAGTATGCCATGAAACAGCATCAGCGGCCTTTCTGCTGGTCGGCGCGTCGGCGGCGTTGTTGCACCGCGTAGTCCATGAGTGATCCGAGTAGGTATTGCGTCGAGCCGTCGCCGCCGACGCGGGTGGTGATGTGTCCGCGATGCGCCCACGTGCGGATGGTGGCTTCGGCGCGGTTGGCGTAGTGCGCGGCGTCGCGGGCGTTGACCCATTCGTGGGGATCCGGTGGGGGCGCCGCGGTCGGCGTGTGCCAGAAGATACCGAGCTTGCGCCACTTCGCGTCCAGGCGCAGCAGTGCACCGGCGGGGTCGATGACGCGGCCTTGGGTGATGTCGAAGATGAGCTCGCGGTACGACCGGGCGACGCGTTGTGCGCGTTCTTCTCGGCTGTCCCCGGGCCAAGGCCACGGCTCGACCTCGAGATAGGAATCGTTCACCGGCGGCTCCGTCCGCGCCTGCGTTGGCGTGTGGTGGTGCGTGCTGGCCGGGGCTGGGCCCGTGCGTTGTGATCGGCGGTGAGCGCCCAGGTTGGGTCGTCGTCGTTGGCGTAGTGGCTGAAGTCGTAGCCGGGTGCCTCTGGGACAGGAAAGTTGGGGGCGGAGAACTGGTGCCAGTGGTCTCGGACCGCGAGCTCAGCCGGGCTGAAGAACCGTGGCCCCGGCCGCGGGAACTGGCGCTCAGGCGGGATGCGCAGGATCTCGTGAATCCAGTTCTGCGGGCCGAACGTGATGTCGACGTCGCAGTCTGGCCGCGGCTTGCGCGTGGCGTCATCGGCCGTGGTCGACCATCGACCGTGGGTGAGCACGTACTCGAAGAGGTCGCGGTTGATGGCGCTGATCATCTCGCGCAAGGCTGACTCGAGATATTCCCGGAATTGGTTCATCGCGGCGGCGAACTCGTTGAGTTCGGGGCGGCCGCGGACCAGGATCACGCCGATCTCGCGCCGCGCTGCGGGTCGCGGCGGCCGTTGCGGTCCTATGAACTCCGACCCTTCGCATAGGACGGGCGAATCATCTTCTGCGTAGGTGTATTCGGGGTCAAATTGGCCGCGTTCGTACATGCGCGCGACGCGTTCGGTGATACGCAATCCGTGCCAGTGTCGATGGCAGTGCGGGCACCGGGGAAACGTCGGGTCACCGAAGTCGTAGCCGTTGAGCGGTTCGCCGCCTCCGAGCTGTTCGTCGACGAGCTCGCCGATACGGTCGATGATGTCGGTCATGGGCATTCGTCTCCCGCGTGGATGAGCTGGCACTTGCTGCACACCGAGGCGCAGGTGTGCTCGTCGAGGTAGAGGCCACCGTCATCGGTGACGAGTGACCGCGACGACTGTCTAATTTTCGGAATAGATTCTGCCACAGGTTGTTTCGGCTTCTTGCGCGGTTTCTTGTACGGCTTGTCTCGCTTCCAGGTCCAGTCGTCTTCGGCGAGCTGGCGGTCGATGGCTTCGGCTTTGTCGGTGCCGACGACGCGTTCTTCGGGTGACGGGTGGCCGTCCATGATCGGCTCGAGCGCGCCGAGGATGAGTTGCACTGCTTCCGACCGATTGACCGCGGGGTCGGATTTGAGGTCAGCGATCAGGCTGGCGATGCTGTCGAGCCGCGTATGCGCTTCGTCCAGTTGGGGTTTCAGCACGGTTTCCTCCACTTCGCGTTCAACATGCATTCCGACGAGCAGCTTGTATTCGCGTTCGGTCCACGAGTAACCGCAGGTTCGGCAGTCGATGATGGCTTGACCGCTATCGCGGCCGATGGTTTGCGCGTGGCAGTTCGGGCAGGGCAGATCGAAGCGAAGTCGCAACCTGGTGTGCCCGAGGTGCTGCCGTGCCAGGTGGTGCAGCTCAGACAATCGGGTGACGATGTCGAGCCCGGTGACGTACTCGATGCCGAACGCTTGCCCGTTGTGTCCCCATCCGTTGCAGGGGTCGCAGTTGGCGGCGGCGAGCCGGGCCCGTTCGAGCTCGGCGTGGTTGTCCGGGTTGTCGTTGACCGCGACGAGCGACTCGGCTTCGGCCAGTTGGGCTTCGTGTTCGGCGCAGCGCTGCGGACGTTTCCACATGAGCGTGCGGTGCGTTGGCGTGTAGGCGAGCTCTTCGATGTGCGGTTCGATGATCCGTAGGTATGCCTGCAGTTGGACGGCCGCTGTGGTTTCGGCTTGCTTCCAACTCCGCTGCGCGATCGAGTCGGGTTCGGCGGTGATGGGTTTGCGTGTCTGCGGGTCGCGGGTCGGCGGTAGCTTGCGGCTACCGGTCGGCGGCGCGGTGTTGAGCTTGCGGGCGATCACCAGGGCGCCGCGTTGGGCCCACTCGACGATATCGGCCATGAGCCGGTCGGCGTGCACGTTGATCGGGATGGCGGGGCTTTTGCTGGACTTCACTGCCTCGCCGGTGCTGGTGGGGCGTTCACCGATGGTGGCGTGGAGCATGGCGTAGTCGCGCAGTAGCCGGCCGATGGCGTGGATGTGCGCGGTGAGGCAGGCTTCGCAGAGGGTCTGTGGGCGTTCGGTTTTGGCCGGGTGGTGCTTTCCGTCTTCGGTGACGCGGCCCTGGCAGCGCGGGCCGGTGATGCAGCGGTGCACATCGTTGCTCACGACTCGTCGTTCTCCTGTTCGTAGTCCCAGCCTTGAACCATGCCGGCGCTGCAGATGCAGATGACCAGTGCGCCAAGGATGAAGAACACGGTGAACCACCACAGCCGGTCGTACGCGGCGAGCGCTGCTGCGATCACACAGAGTGGGGTGAGAACGATTCCGGTCACGGCGCCAACGCGTCGGTCGTGCATGCGGTTGGCGTCGGCGGCCAGGCGGCGTGCGTACGCGGCGGCGGCTTCGCGGGCCTGCTTGTCGAATTCTTCGATCTCGTCTGGTGTCAACGGGGTGCCTTCGTTCGGACGACGGGGATCAGTTCGTGTTCCTGGTACCAGCGCAACGCGTCGGGTGCGCGTTTGGCGGCTTTTGGGTGTTTGGCGCCAGCGGCGATGCGGTACCGCGGTGGATCTCCCTGTGCCAGTGTCACCTCGACGATCTCGTAGACCGCGCCGTTCTGGGCCAGGCGCACGTAGTTGCCGACGCGCATCACGGCTCGTCCACGACGAACGGGTTGCTGGTGTGAGTGACGTACCGCAGGAACTCGGCGGCTTGGTGCGCCTGGTAGTCGCCGATGTCCGCGTTGAGCATGACGCGTCCGGACCAGCGTGTGCGCCAGGCGCCATCGCCGCAGTCGACGGTGAGTCCGGCGGATGTGATGCCGTTGTCGGCGAGGAACTCTTTCGCGTTGGCGAGCGGGTCGGCTGTGTCGGCGCTGCGGGAGTCCCACAGCACGTGGGTGTAGTTCGGTGACCAGATGCGGACCCACAGCTTGGCGGTGACTGTGGCGGGTGGCGGTGCGGGCATGGCGTGGTTCTCCTGGCAATAGTCGGTCATGGTTTCGGCGCCCGCGTCTGCTGCGAGTACCAGGGGGTGGGTGGCCCGGAGCGCGGTGACCGCGTGTTCGTGGGCGGCCTGGGCGCGGTTCCAGTCGTCGTCGGTGTCGATACCGCAGACGCTGGCGATCGTCGCCGCCGCGTGCTGGATGACGTACTCGGCGAGCGCGGTCTGGGCGGTGTCGTTGCGTTGTTGGATGTCGGCCGCGGTGAGTGGACCAGCGTGGGGCGTAGTGGCATCCATTCAGGCCGCTCCCCGCTCGTCGTGGCCTCCGTCGGGTGATTCCCCGCGAGGGGCTGGTTTCGGGGCTCCTGGGGGCGTCTGGTGGTCGCAGCGCTCGACGGCGTCGTCATCGACGTCGCGGAAGCCGGTGCCCTTGCACCACTGGCAGTTGGCGGCGCGCTGTCGCTCGGCTTCGCGTTCGGCTGCTTCGGCGGCTTGGCGTTCCCGTTCGAGCCGTTGTTGCGTCTGCTCCCATTCGGTGCGTCGGCGGCGCCGCGAAGCGCAGGCGCCGCACGACGGGGGGTTCGGGTCGTCCAGGTGTCGGGGGCATTTGTCGGGGGGCGGCGCAACGTGATCGGCGCCCTGGTGACTTTCCAGACTTGCGCCACCAGAAGCCTGTTCCCCTGTTCCCCTGTTCCCCTGTTCCCCTGATTGAATTTGGGGGCCTACTTCGGGAACATTTCGCGCAGTCTTCGCGAAGTCTTCGCGCGGTTTGGGTGAGACTTCGCGAACTTCCGAATCCGTAACGTCCTGACCTGCACAGATGGTTTCGTCGACGGGGTCGCGGTAGTTCATCGTGCCGTCGGGGCGGGGGAATCGGCCGGCCTTCGGCTTGTCGATGTACTGCCACTTCTTCCAGTGCCGCACATACACCAACGGCTCCCCGTCGAAGGTGTAGCGCACGATGAGACCGGCTTCGGCCAGTTGGTCCAAACTGCGCGAAACTTTCGCGCAAACTTCGGGAGACTTCGCGAGGTCGTGTGGGAACGCGTCGGCGCAGAAGATCACGACGGAGTCTTTTCCGACGCCATTGTCGTCGACGTACGACTCCAACGCCTTCAACACCAGGCGGGTATCCCAGTCCAGTGCGGCGATCGTTTGAGAGCGCCAGAACTCGGGTTTGGTGCTGCGGATCCTCACTGCTGCGACCTCCCAACGATCGTGTCCCACTGGGCCAACGTCCACTGCACGTCGCCCATCGCCGTGTGCCGTCGGTAGCTGCCGGTGTCGATGCCGACCGTGTTGGCGAGATGGTCGGACTTCCACGGCTGCTCCGGTGGTCGGCCGTCGCGCCCGCACGCGTAGCCGAGCGCCACGCTGGCGATGTCCCACGGGTGGTAGTGCCACTCGGGTTCGATGCCGTTGCGTCGCAGTAGTGCGGCCAGGCGTTCGACGTCGAAGCCGGGGTTGCAGCCGACGAGCTGAGCACCGCGGGTGACGAAGTGGATCATGGCGGCGGCCGACTGCTCGTCGAGCGCGTCACGCGCTTCGTACCGGGTCTCGTAGTCCTCCCGGAACGAGGCGGCCAGCTGCGCGAGCCACTCGCCCGGGTCGTGGCGGATGAAGAACTCTGTCGAGTCGTCGGACCCACCGTCGCCGAACCGGCGGACGGCGGCGAACTCCCAAATCGGCGCGGCCGGATCCAGCCCGAGCGTCTCGGTGTCGACAATGACGAAATCGGTCACGTGAGCCGTCCTTTCAGTTCTTCTACTTCGTCGGGGTTCTCGTCGCGCCACTGCTGCCAGGACGGATCGGTGAGCTTGTGGTTGATCCACTCGGGGTGGTCCGACTTGGGCGGGAAGGGCTGGACGGGGTTGTCGGGATGTTCATGGCTGGTGCAGCACGGCTTGCACATCTGCGGGAGGCATTCGCCATCGGCGTCGACAAGGTCGTCGCCGTCTGCGTCGTACGCGAATCCGAGGTGCGCTTCGCAGAAGTACCGGCCGCAGCCGTGGTCGCCGCCGTATGCGGCCCCGCCGCACACGTAGCTGAGACCGCGGTCGATCTTGGTATCGCAGTCGGGGTGGTCGCACCAGGCAGGCACGCCGTAGCCGATATCGCGGTTCGTTTGCGGGTCGTATCCGATTGACCAGCCCATCAGTGGTCTCCGTTCGCGAGTTCGAGTAGGACGTCGGCGTGGCATGGCTGGTCGAGCGGGCACCAGCACACGAGGTCATGGCCACGAAGCTCGGTGAGGTCGAGCAGCTTCGGGTGCATTGCGTAGAACCCGGTCATGAAGCATGTGACCGGGTTCATTAGCCAGTCACGGTAGAGCTCGACGGAGTGAGCACGGTCGTAGATGACAAGCTGCTCAACGAGACCCATGTAACGCCGATCTGCCACTGCGCCAACAACGAAAGGGCTGCCCCACTTACTTGGGCGCCCGACGTAGATGGCGCCTTCGGGCATGCGCCAGCCCTTGGACCGCTTGCGTTGAATGCGTTCAGGCATGGTCGACACTTCCGTTCGGGTAACAGATCGTCACCGGCACGCCTGATTTGATGGCGTACCGAACCGTGTACCAAGTTCCCGACTGGGCTCGTTCAGGGCCGTCTGGGCATGCGATGAGCATCTTGCTGGAGTCAACAATGTCTCGGTCGCGCGCAAGGTAGTCCTTGGCAGGCATCCACGTGGCATAAGGGTCGTAGGACATCCGCAGACGCGCGTTGATCGGCGGGTGAACGATGATCGCGCACCCGGCTTCCTTCGCGTAGAAATGCAGCATCTCATCGGCTCCGACGCACGCTCCGTGGTGGAAGTCGCCGCCGAAAGCGACTGTGGCGCGTAGCCAATCCTGTTGCTGCGGTGTCAGTCCCTTGCGGGTCCCCGTGAACCCAATGGGCACGTCAGGCACGATGGTCGTTCTCCTTCTTCAGTGCCTCGTCCAGTGAGACGCGTTTCCACGATCGCCCGACGCCGGGTGTGGAGATGTGGCGTACGGCGCGGACCTGGTCGGGCGAGAGGATCGCGGAGTGCGCGCGGCCGTCCGGGGTGGCGCCGACTGCGTAGGTGATGGCGTACACGGCGTACCAGTCGTGCGCGGGGCGGCCGTTTGGTACACGCGCTGAGTCGGGAGTGGGAACCCAACCACCGCAGTCGCAGTCGGGGTCGGGGCACACCTCGCCTCGGTGACTCTCACTTATAGGGTCGCGGTCGGCGAACCGGAGCATTCGGCCAGCGACCATGGGGCAGGCGCTCGACACGTAGGCGGCGCACTCGGGGTGCAGTGGCGGCTCGTCGAACTGCAGCCGAGCGAGCTGGCCGGGGCCGCCGATCAGTACGTACGGTGGCCCCGCAATGACGGTTCCGCAGACCTGGCACAGGGATTCGAGTAGGCAGCGTTGTGCGCGGCTGCTGTGCTGGGCGCGGAAGTCGACGCCGCCGTCGGCGAGTTGGACGTTGATCCAGGGGATTACGAGGCCGCCGATGGTGGGCCGGTGTTCGCACGTCGCGGGGATTGGTGGACGGATCGGCTGTGTCATGCGTTCACCGCGCATTTCTGTCGTTCGGGCCGCTCGTTGTTGCGCCGGTTCCATTCGGCCCTTGCCGCTTCGCGGCACGCGTCGCACACGTCCTCTTTGCGGTTGACATGCTGGTTGTATCCGCGCCAGGTGCCGTGCTCGCGGGGCCGCGCGCGTCGGCCGCTGGTTTTGGCGCCATGCTCGGGATCGAAGTACTCCCCACCCCAAATGCCGTACTTGTCGGCGCTGCGACGGCATTCGGTCTGGACCGGGCACCGGGCGCAGATCGCTTCGGCGCGGGCCTTGCTGTCGGTGTCGGACGGGTCGGGGAAGAACAGTTCGGGGTCTTCGCCGCGGCAGGCCGCTCTCATGCGCCAATCGCTCACTGGTCCACCCCCGGAACTTCGGCGGGACCGGTGATGACGATCGGTCGGCCGTCTGCGTGGTAGCACTTGAACGAGTGCCAGGAGCCGAGCCCGCGGGCGTCGATGACGATGGTTTCACCGCCGACGATCGGGGCGTGCGCAGTCCAGACGTGCATCCACCGAAGGTTGACGATCCGACGCGGGCGGCCGGCGATGAACCGCAACTTGCGACCCCAGTACAGGATCGTGCAACGATGCGGAATCTTGTTGCGCCACACGGTGACAATCGGTTCGCTCATCCTGCCGCCGCCGATCCGGCGGGGTACTCGTCCCATGTGCGGCCGTCGAGTTCGCGGCCGGCGCGTTTCTTGCCGACGCGGTACAGGTAAGTCGGGTGGTGGTGAGGAAAGTTGGCGCGATGAGCCTCGCCGCGGCGGGGTCCGTCTGGCCAGTCCAGGTCGCCGGGTTGGTAGACGTTGCCATCGTCGGTCATCACGACACCACCGCGGAAGTCGAGTCGACCGTGTGGGTCCATCGGCGCGGCGGTGCCCCATTCACCCCACTGCTTGAACAGAAACGCGGCACCAACCGTGTTCCTCTGGTCCCTTAGAGCACGCGCCCAGTCGGGGTGCATCGGTCGAGCGCCGGGTCCGGACTCGCCGCCGACGATGATCCAGTCGATCCCGGGCCCATACCCCCATTCTCTGCGGAGGTTGATCGGCCCGAGAAGCGGTTCAGCGCTGATGAATCGGACGGCGGCCGGGGTGTCGAGAAGCGCGGGGATGCGGATGTCGGCCCACTTCTGGTTCTCGGTGGAAACACCGAGCCACACGTTCGGCAGGTAGTGAAGGCTGAGTTGCAGCCCGTCACGGTCTCCGGCCGGTAATTCGGGGGTGAGCGCTTCGTACAGGACGAGGGTCCAGAAGGCGTGGCTGTTCAGCAGCGAGTACATCCGTCCGTGGCGCTTGGTGAGCACTTGGAAGGTGTGGCGTTGCGCGAGAAGCATGATCGCGAATACCTTCGCGATGTAGTCGTCCGGCACCTGGTCGTGGAACAGGTCGGACATGCTGTTGACGAAGATCCGCCTGGGCCGGCGCCACCTCATCGGCTGCAGCAGTTTGTCGTACCGGAGCTGCACGTCGAACCCGCGCTCGAAGTAGTGCCCCGGGGTGCCGCGGAATCGCTCAGCGAATGTTGACGCATAGCAGTTTTGGCATCCGGGGCTGGCTGGACTCAGCTTCGTGCACCCGGTGACCGGGTTCCAGGTGGCGCCCGGCGTTCCGTCGTCGCTGCGGGTCCATTCGATCTTGGTTCGGTCAGCCACGGTCGGCCTCCGCGAGCTTGACGGCCTTGCATCCGTGCCAGTGCAACGACTTGTGCCCATCAGGTAGTGGACATGGGTTGCACTGGAATCCGTAGCCGGGTTTGGTCTTGTTGTCGCGGTGCCAGGTGTTTTCGCATGGCGCTCCACAGCGCTTGTCGTTGGGGTCGAGGAACGACGCTTCGAGCGTGTACAGGTCGAATGCAATCTGGCAGTCTTCGCAGATGAACGAGTCGCCGTCGCAGTACGTTTCGCTGCTGCACGCGCCGCAGGCGGGGTTCTGGGGTGTCGCGTCGGGTAGGGGTGTCGGTTCACCAGTCATCTCGGTAGTCCTTGGGCTTGTCGGTTGAGGTGTTCTCGGTGGCAGTCGTTGCAGCGCGGTCGGCCCGCCGAGTAGGGGACTTGCCGACAGTCGATGCAGAGGCCGGCACGGTACGCGGCGTGCCGGGCCTCCACATCGCTGTTGTCAGTCACGTTCAGGGCTGCGCATACACCGGCTTCCCGGTGGCCGCGGTGACCCTGGCGGTGAGGTCACCCCACGCCTTCCGCACGATCTCTCGCGTCGGGAACAACTTGATGGCCAGCTTCAAGTGGCCTTCGGTGACGTTGATCCGGAAGTACGCGGGCACGTCGTACAGCTGCGGGTGACCGTCCCACGGCCGCAGTGACAACCTGATGTGCTCGGGCACTTCCAGTTCACGGCCGACAGCACCAGCGCGGGCGTTGACCTCCTTTTTGTAGGCCAGCGTTTGTGCACCGTTCGCGCGGGTGATGCTCGACTCGAACTCCCCCTTGGTCGACGCCCGGATGCTGTCGATGATCTCCAACAGATCGGCCTGGTCCGGGGACACGATCGTGTGGCGAAGTTCCTCCACCAGGTCGCCGAACTCGGGTTGCGCGAAGTACTTTCCGGACAGGGCGTGCCACGCGTGCCAGTCCGGATCCTCCTGCAGCGTGAGTGCCAGGATGTCGTCACGCCACCCGGCGTTGCCGTCGGTCTCGTCGTGGTCGTTGTAGACCGCCTGCAGTGATCCGCGTTGCGCGTTGCCCCACAGCGTGCCGATGTCGGTGAGCGGCCTGCGGGCGAGCTCGGCGATGAACGATTCGACGTCGGCGACGGTGCGGGTGCCCTTCGCCCGCCGGGGGTGCGGTTGGGCGTCGCCGTCGTCGATCACGTGCACGGTGAGCTCGTTCTCGTTGACGGCGGCGATGTACTTGCGGTCGGGCACCGTGCTGTCGATGGTGTCCAGGATGACGCGCGGTGCATAGTAGCCGGGCACCGTCTCTACTGGGAACGAGAGGGTTTCGTTGTTGGCATTGTCGGCCATGAGTGTTGGGTTTCCTTTCGGTAGTGATGGGTTGGGGATTTAGTCGCGGCCAGCGCCGGCGGATTTGCCGTCGGGTGCGGGCATGGTGTCGGCGGTGATCGGCCCGTACAGGCCAGGCTGGTCGCGTGTGAGGCCGCCGTCTGCGGCGGCGAACCACATGGACTTGCGTGGTTCCTTCGGCGGCGTGTGGGTGATCTTGTCCTCGAGGCTGTACGTGCCAGGGATGTTCGGGACCGGCTTCACGGTGAGCTCGATGGTGATCTTGCCGGACTTGCCGGTGCGGTTGACCGCCTCGACGATTTCCTTGAGCTTCGCGGTGGCCTCGTCGTTCGCCCTGCCTTTCGCGTGCTGGATGAACGTGACCGCGAAGTCGTTGGTATCGGAATTGGAACTGTTGTCGGGCACTGCATTCCCTTTCTTCTGTGGTTACCGGGCTGTGTTCAGTCCGGCGGGTCGGTGTGGTCGGCTGTCTCGACGCGGGGATGCACGAGCTGGGCGATGAGTTCGGCGACGTCTTCGGCATCGCGCTGCCGTCGCAGCCACGGGCGTATCAGCTCGGCGATGCGGGTCTGGTCCTCACTCATCGGACACCGCTAGTGCGTTCAGGATCCGCTGCGGCTTCACGGTGACTATGCCGGTGCCTGAATAGGTTTCGGGGTTACCGGCCAGCTTCCGCACTCGATCGATCGCTGACCGCAGCCGCTCAACCTCGGCGCCCAACTCTGCGAGGCGCTCCCACACCAATCCCCAGTCGCCGTCGCCGTCGTCATTGATCAGGTGATGCAGCCCGGAAGCGTCAAGGGCCATTCGGCATTGGTTTTCGACGATCTCACCGAGCGTCTTGGCCCCACGCCGTAGCCGGTCGATTTCGGCTGCCTGGCCTTCGATCACCTTCAGCAGGACGGGAACATCGTCGTTGGCGAGGTCGTGCAGAGCGTTGCTGTGAGGCGATTCGTCGCAGTCGCATTCGTGGGCGTCGATGAATTCGAGCCGGTCGCGCACCTGCTGCAGGGTTTCGGGCGCCCAGATGCTCCCGTCCGGGCTGTACTTGTGCGATTCGAGCATTCGGTCGAACTGGGCTTGCTCGTCGGATTCACATTCCAGGCGGGCGGCACGCAAGCGCGCCCCGGCTAGACCGGGATGACATGACCCATACAGAGAGGCGAACACATCTGCGGCCTTGCGGTAATCGTCTGCGGTGTAAGTCATTTCATCCCCTGTGCGGGTCGTAGTTTCGGTGGTGCGGGTGGCCGTGGATGCCCCCAGGCGGATCGGTGCGAACGGCGGCGGGCACGGAACCACAACATCCACTCGGCGGTCACGACGCGTCCTCAAGGTCGAACAGGCTCGGCATGTCGCGCCGGCGCTCTTCGGCTTGCAAATACTTGACAGCATCGAAGTAGTAGCCGGGATTCAGCTCGACACCACGGCCGCGCCGACCAAGTTTCAGAGCCCGCAACGGCACGGTGCCCAGCCCGCCGAACGGGTCGAACACCAACTCGCCAGGATTCGAGAACCGGGTTATCAGCCGGTCAACGATGTCGAACTGCAAGGGGCACACGTGCATTTGAACGTTGCGGCGTTTCTGCTCCCCGTTCAAGGTGATCATCCGGTTCACGTCGTGCCACACGTGAGGCGACCACGATCCCGGGGCGATGGCCATGAACGTGGCAGGCAGGGCCCCGCGACCTTCGAGCTGCTCACCGATGCGGACGTGTGACTGGTAGTCGTAGACGTCCTGCAGGCTGTGCTTGGTGAACAGTGCGGCCAGCTGGTCTGGTGGCAGCGCGGCGAGCTCGTCGGCTGTCAGTGACCTGTTGCCGCTCGAGCGCCAGAACGCGTGCGCGTCCACCTGCCATCGGGCACGGCTGTAGTCGTCCTTGGATTTGGTGACGGGGGTGTCGGCGTATCCCTTCGACCTGTCTGTCTGCGGTTTGTGGAACAGCAGAACGTATTCCGGGGAGCCAACGCCCATCTTGGTGGCGTCTTTGCACTGCTCCGACCAGCCCAGCCGGTACGTCTGGTTGTTTTCCCGCACCACATCGGTGACCACGGTGATCATGCCGAGGTAGTCGAAGCCGTGTTTGCGGCCGTGAAAGATCGCCTCGGCGTGGAACGGGGAGACGGTGGGAACGCCTGCGCCGGTGACGTTTCCGAACAAGATGCGGTCCTTGACGTGGCAGGCGTAGATCCGCCCGGGCGCGAGGATGCGCAGCAGTTGCGGCGTGAGGTAGTCCATCTGCGCCCAGAAATGCGCGTTGTCGTCGGTGTGGCCGAAGTCGTTGTAGCTCGGCGTGTACTCGTAGTGGTTTGAGAACGGAATGCTGGTGACAATCAGATCTACCGAGCTGTCGCCCATCGACTCGGTTTCGGGCACGCAGTCGTTGTTGGCGAACAGCCACCCCTCGCCGGATGCTTCGATGCGTTCGCACCCGATGGAGCGTTGCAGCGCTTCCGAAATTGCCTCGGGGTCAAGCCCATACTCGTAGATGATGTCGGTCATCGTTGATGTCAACTCCCGGTGTTGCGCCCATTTCTCGCGGACGACCCGCACCACTTCCCGTTCGGTTTCGGAGTGGATCAAATGGGCTGTGCAAGGGTGGGTTTGGCCGAACCGCTGGATCCGGTGCAAGCTCTGGATCAGGTCGTTGAACTTGTGCGTGACGCCGATGTAGACACAGACGTGGGCCTGCTGCAGGTTCATGCCCTGCCCGAGCATCACCGGTTTGCCGATCAGCGCGTAGGTGTCGCGGTTCTTCCAGTCGGACAGGCGGCGCTCCACCTCGTCCGGGTCGAGTGACCCGTACACCGATGAGAAGCTCAACCCAGCGTCCTCGAGGGCCTTCTCGATGGCGCGCTGCTCGTCGTTGAGGTCGCACCAGATCACAATCTGGCCCTCACCGTGCGCGGCGTGGTCGGTGACGATCTCGGTCAGCTTGGACAGCCGAGCATCCAGCGACCGGCGCTTTTCGGCCGCGGCCTGCGGTAACCCGAGGTTCACCCCGCGCACCAACTGGCCCTGCCCGTCACGCTCGAAATCGAAGTCGTCAGCCGGCGGATCAACCTCATGCCACAGCACCTCCAGCGGCGGCAGGTCATAGCCGGTGGCGTCGTGACCGAGGTCTGCCGGGGATTGCACGAACGCGGCCCAGGTGTTGAGCCACAAGAAGAACTCGCGCTCCTTGTGGGGGTACAGGGTGAGGTTGTTCGCCTTGGTCGAGTCCCGCTGGAACCAACGCGTGAGCGCCGCACCGGTGTCCATTACCCCGAGATAGCCCGCGTAGTGGATCAGCTCCTTGTACCGGTTCGGCGAGGGTGTGGCGGTGGCGACGTACCGGTAGGGCACCGCGTCGAACAGCTCTAGGAACGACTGGTAGGTCTTGGACCCGAACGAGCGCAGCACGCTCGCCTCGTCGAGTGAGACGGCCGTAAACAGTGTCGGGTCGAGCTTTCCATCGCGAACGCTCTCGTAGTTGGTGAGGTAGATACCATCGCCGCCGACTTCTTCTGTGCGGCGAACGAACCGGGTTTCGATGCCCAGCATGTTGGCGTCGTGGGCGAACTCGATCCGCACGCCCAGCGGCATCACGATCAAGCCTCGCCCACCGCCGTGCTTGGCTAGCGACAGGCGCACGATCTCCAGCTGCATCACCGTCTTGCCCAGGCCGAACGCCGCGAAGATCGCGCGCCTACCCCCGGCGACCGCCCAACGCACCAGATCGCGCTGGTGCGGCAACAACATCGAGTGAATCTCGCCCGGGTCAACCTGATGGCCATGGGTGTTGTCGAACCTGGCCTTCGCCGCCACGAACTCGGTGTATGACATGCAATCGGTCATGCGGGCCTCCACGGTCCGCACGTGACGACGCGTTTCATCACCTGGGCGTCGGGTTTCATCCCGGCCTTGCGTTGCCGTGCCGCGACATCTGCGCGATACCACTCCGGGTCTGGGTGCACGTGGTACACCTGCATGCCCTTGTCGCGGCCACCGACCGCGGTGAACACCACGGCCACCTGCTCGATCACGGCGGGCTGGCTCGGGAGCGTGAGATCGAAAGCGAGCTGCTCGACGGTCACGACGCGACTCCCAGCGATTCGGCGACGACACCGACGAGGTCTCGCGCGGCCGGCGGGGTGACCGCGTTGCCTGCCTGGCGCACCTGCTCACGCCGGTTCCCGAGGATCCGGTACTCGGCGGGAAAGTCCATCGCGCGGGCGATCTCTCGCGGCTCCAGCATGCGGAACAGGACATCGTCGACGTCGACGGTCGGGCGGCCGTGCAGCAGTGCAGGTGTCGGCCCGTTGGCCATCATCGTGCGCGCGGGCTCGGTCACCGGTGTGGACATCTGCCCCTGATCGCCACGCGCGGTGTGGTGGCGCATCAGCAGCGCGTGCCGCTCCACCGTCGTGCACGTCGGCAGCGCCTCACGCGTGGGCACCACCCCGCCGTTGCCGTAGTAGGTCGTCACCAGGCCGTGGTGCGTGCCCGACGCGGTGACCGTGGCCAGCGGCTGATCAACCGGGCGGTGTTTGGACCCGCCACCGCGCAGCTCGGCTATGAACGCCAGACCCGTCTCGTTTCGAGTCGTCATCGTGCGCGCGGGCTGGTCGACCGGAACGGCCTGCTTTCCGTCGCGGCCTTCGACCGGCACCGCCAGGCCGAAGTGATTCCCCGACGCCGCCACGGTCTGCAACGGCACATCGACGCCGCGGACTCGGTACTCGTGGCGGTGCTCGGTGATGAACGGCGCCCAGTACCGCTCGATGCCGGCCCGGATGCGCGCCATCGTCTTCTCGGCCAGCGGTTTGTCCCGGTCGCCGATGCGCTGCCCCAGCAGTGACCAGTCGATGATCTCGGCGGCCGGACGGAACAGCGGCTCCAAGACCTGGTTGCGGCACGTGGTCGACGGGCACCGGTACACGTACTGGGCGCGGTAGCGGCCCCATGGGGCCCGCTCCGGCCGCTTCCACGACTGCATCACGCGGACCTGCCCGCACTTCGGGCACACCGCCTCGGGCCGCGTCAGCCGGTCAACATCGGGACGCTGGTTGCCCTTGCGCCAGAACACCACGTACATGCGGTCCCGTGACTGCGGCGCACCCGGCCCGAACGCCTGCGCGTGCATCGAGTTCAGGAACACGATGTGGTGCTCGTAGCCCAGCGAGTCCATCGCCATCAGCCACGCCTGGAACGGCTGCCAGTGCCACGCGTCCACGACGTTCTCGACGATGACGGCCTGGTAGCGATGCGCCTCGGCGAACCGGGGCACGTCCCACATCGTGGCGCGGGACCGCTCAGCCGCCGCGTCGGGCAGCACCTCGCCGAACAGATCGGGCTGCGAGTCGACGCGCTTTCGGCCCTTGGCCACCGAGTGATTCGTGCACTCCGGGCTCGCCCACAGGATGTCGGTGCGCGGGAACCGGCGCGGGTCGATCTGCGACAGATCGGCGCACACATGGTCGGCGTCGGGGTGGTTCGTGTTGTGCGTTTCGACGGCCAGGTCCCAGTGGTTCGACGCGACGCGAACCTCCACACCGGGGATCTCGATCGCGCCGGTGCTCGAACCGCCAGCGCCACAGAACAGATCGGTGAGAGTCAGCATCAGGCACCGACTTCTTCGGCCTTGGCGCGTTCCGCCTTCTCCTCCATCAGTGCGGCGAGGATGGACAGCTTCATGCGATGCCACACGCTGGTGTCGATCTCGGCGTTGGCACGCTTCTCGGGCTGACGATCGGGGTCGCCTCCGCTGTATGCCCAGACGCAGTTCTCACCGCGCCGGTAGTTGACCGCGTAGATGGTGCCGCCGAAGCTTCGGTCGTCCAGCGCGATCTCAGTCGGCAGTCCCGACATGTACGCCCGGACATTGGGTACGCGCTTGATCGCAGCGAAGTCCTTGTTCGCCTGGGACTCCCTGTCTGCCTTCGTTTTCCGACTTGGTACGAGCAGATTTTCCTTTTTGTCGATGCGCCAGCCCGCCGGGATCGGCCGGTAGTCCGGGTGTTCGGTATTCCAGTGCCCCATGTACGTCGGGACGCGGAACCCGGTGATCACCGAGGCTTTGCCACCGGACCACATGTAGACGTCCTCCGCGCCGTCGAGTCCAAGCGACTTGGCCAGCTCGCCGACCTTCTCGACGTGCGCCTTGTAGTCGGCGAGCCACGTATCGAACGCGTCAACTTGGCGGGGATCGGTGGTCAGCCACCACACGGCGGGCAGTGTCGATTTGCTCGGTACACCGTCGCCGACGAGTGCCCTGACGACGTCAAGGTTGTCGTAGTCAATCGCGGTCATAGCAGGGTCATCTCCGTCTGGTCGTCGAACTTGCGGGCCATCTGCTCGGCCACGTGCTGCTCCCATTCCTGCTGTGTGCCACGGAGTTTGCAGGTCTTGCAGATGTAGACGGGTGGTGTCCGCCGGTCATCGAGACCGGCCTCGTGCTCGTCGAGCGCCGTGATCAATGCGCCGATGTTGGCGCTCAGAAACTCTCGGATCGTCACGTGGGGGCGTGTGGCCTTGGGCTGGGGGCTCATACGTGGTGGCTCTTCAGGATGTTGAGGATTTCGATGGCGCCGACGGTGTGTTTGCGGCTACACCAGATGCGGATGTCGCTCACGGCGGCCTGCAGGTTGCGGGCGTGTTCGTCGGCCGCGGTGATTGCGTCGGCGGCTCTGAGGACCGCGGTGACACCGGACCTGGCGGGCAGGTCGGGGTATTCGCCGTGCGGCTCGTCTTCGCTGTCGTCTTCTGCGAGTGGGTTGTTCATTGGTTCCTCTGGTATTTGTGCTGACGGGCTTCGATCTCGTCGCGGTGCGCGAGGAACCACGTGACTTCGGTTTCGCGCCAGGTCGGGGTGTCGAACTGCGGCTCGGGTGCTGTCGTCGCGCGGTGCTCGGCCATCAGCTGGTCGTAGATCGGTGTGCCGGCGTCGGGCAGGCCGTCGCGCTCGGCGCAGATCCGGACCGACCGGGCGAACATGGTGATCGTGACCATCGCCGCGTCGTGGCCCTCCAGGTTCGGGATGATGACCGGCGGGCAGTCGCGCGGCCACACGATCTCCATGCCGTTCAGTCGGAGACGGTCGGGCACGATGACACCGAGCTGGTTCACGTCGTCGACGTTGCGGGTGGCTTCGACGATCTCGACGTCGACACCGATTCGGCGGCTCATCAGTACGACCTCCTGACTCCGCGGCGGGGCGCTCGGCGCTGGATCCGGGACCGGTTGTGCTTCTCGGTCTTGGCGCCGCGTTCGCGGGCCCGACGCGCCGCTCTGCCGGTGAGCTGGACCTGCTCGGCCTTGACGTCTTCGTCGGACAGCGGGATCGGCTTGTGCCGTGCCGCGCGGTTGCGGGCCTTTTCGAGCTGCCACGCCTTCTGCTTTTCGGTGAGCTCGGGCTCAGGCTCGGCGGTCTCGTTGACGAGCCACCACAGGTCTTCGTCGAGGTCCATCACTCGTCTCCTGGTGGTCGGATGGGGTGCACGTTCCTGGGTGGGTCGATGAGGTCGCCGGTGACGAGCTCGGCGGCGGCCAGGCAGTTGGAGCAGTGCATGGCCTGTGCGGTGGCTAGCTCGGCGTGTACTCGGGCCTGACGAAGGGTGTCGGTGCGGCTGTCGCCGAACGGCATTTCGGCTGCGTCGGCGAGTAGCTGCTCAGCGATGGCGAAGTGGTTGGTCTCTTCGATCGACGGGGTGGCCATCACTGGCCTCCGGCGGCTTGGGCGATCGCGATCGCGTTGCGGATCTCGTTGAATTCGTCGGCAAGCTTGTTCTCTTGGCCCCACGTGAACAGCTGGTCGCACACGGCTGCGACTTCGTGGTTCTCGAGGTCGTCGGTGGAGTTGATGTCGTCGCGTCCGATGACCTGCCTGTAGACGGCGAGGCGTTCTTCGCGGGTCACCTTTACGCCGTCGCCGATCTGCGCGGGCACACCGTTGAACAGGGTGAACAGGCGGTTCTCGACGGCCTTGCGCATGGCGGTCTTCGGCTTCGACTCGGTTGCGGGCGCGGCCGGTTCCTGGTCACCAGGGTCAGAGGGGGTATTGGCGCCCGACGACGGCTCAGCGCCCTGACCCTGGTCGTTCTCGCCGTCCTGACCAGGACCGGCCTCCCCCGCGTCCGCGTCTGCGGCCGGGGTGGTCTTGCTCTTCGCCCTCGATGCGCGCTTGCGGGCAGGCTTGTCTTCTGCGGCGGGTTCCGGTTCCGGCTCGGCCTCGGCGCGCTGCGGCTCTTTCGGCGGCTGGATCTTGCTGCCGAGACCGGACGATGTCGGCGCCGATTCCTCGGCCGCGACGGGCGCGATCTCGTCGGCTGTGGAGCTGGCGGCCGCTACAACCGGGAACAGTTCGTCCTTCTGCGCCTCACCGCGGCGGATGGACTGTCCAGCAACGGTCAACTGCGCGACGTCCTCGGGGGTCCACTGGCCGCGCTGGCGGCCGATCCTGGACTCGAGCTGTTCGACCGTCACTCCCAGGTTCTGGAATGCCCCGATCAACGAGTCGATCCGGTCGCGCAACGGCTTGCCTTCGCCGTGCTTCAGAGTTTCGTGGCACACGTTCTGCGCCTTCTCGGTGAACCACCGCGGCAAAATCGTTCCGATGCACTCACGGACCGCGCGGGCACCGATGTTCTGGTTATTTAGGTAAATGTCCTGCAGGTCAACGAGATCCTTGCGCTGGCCCTTGACCATGCGCTGGTGCGGCACGATGAAGGTGCGCGATGAACGGGTGTTCTTCTGGATGTCCCACGCGAACGCCTGGACCTCGGACACCCCCGCTGCGTCGTTGCGGTGCAGTTCCTTGACGCCGTGGTCGACGTTGCCCCAGATCCTGGCCAGCTCGCGCATCAGGTGCACGGTGGGTCCGGTGCCGCGGTTGGTCACCTGATAGAACGCTTGCTCGGCCATGTCGAGACGGCCGCACACGTACTCCATTTCACGCTCGGCCTCGGCCATATCTCGCGGGCAGTTCTGGGCCACGACGACGGCCGCCTGAACTTCGGCGATCGCGCGCTGTTGCTCGATCGCTGTCGCCTGGCTGACGGCGGCCGGTTGGCGCCCTCCACCGAAGCTGGCGGGGTCCCGGCGGACGATCTCGGATGCTGCGGTCATGACGTGAGTTGCTCCTGTTCTCGGTAGATGGCGTAAGACGGGTGCTGGATGGTGTGGATGCCGGGCGGATAGCCCGGCCACTCCCCCGACTGGCGGCAACGCGCCCACAGGTCGACGGCCTTGCGATTGAGGCCGCGAGCCCGGGCGATGTCGTCGGGCTTCGACTCGTGGATCGTGACCTCGTACGGGTACTCCTTCTCCTGCGCGATGAAGAGGAAGAGCGGGTCGTCGTCGATGCCGCACGCGATGACGCCATCGCGGTACCAGGCGTCCTGCTGGTGGTATCCGAATTCGGATACTGACTTCCAGAAAGCGTGCGGCTCAGCGTTCTTCGTCGTCTTGTAGTCAACGATAATCAGCCGGTTGCGGCCCGGGTGGAGCCAGTCGGCACGCCAGCGCAGACGCGCCTTCGTCTCAGGGTCGTGCCAATATCCGGAGATTTCGGCGGCACCCTGGGACAGAAGCCCGGCAGCGTGGTCGTTGTTGCGCACCGCGGCGGCCATGGCTTGCGCGGTCTCGTAATCGGCGGTGCTGATCGGCACGGCGCCACGGGCGCGGGCTTCGGCTTCGGCCTGCTGCCACATCGACGTCGACCGCGGGCTCTTAGCGGGTTTCCCGTCCTGAGTGAGTCCGTGCACCGCGGGGTCGAGCACCACGACGTCGGATCCCTTTCCGAGGATCAGCTTGTGAACGACGTGGCCGACATCCCACTCACGCTTCTCGACCCGCGGTGTCAGGAGGAACTTCTTCGGACTGGTCCTGAGCAGATGCCGTGCGCCGCTGGACGAGAGGCTGTCTGTATCCGAGTGGTAGCTGTCCTCGGGCAGGTCGTCGTATACGCCGTCCTCAGAGGGAATGGGGGTTACGTCCAGTTCGGTTCGGCAGTGCTCGCACAGCCATTCGCGGCGGTCGGGCACCCACACCGCCGCTTCGTCGGGGCGTTGGTGGTGGTCTTTACCGAGGGGCGTGCACCTGTCACACATTGGTAGACCTGTCATACGGTCGGGACCTTCCCCGCAGCGCGAAGCACTTTCATCACCCACCGGGCGTCTTCGAGCGCGTTGTGCTCGGTGCCGTCCTGCTTCGGCTTCTCGAAGTCGGGCATGGTTTCGAGCAGCTGCTGCAGGTCATGGGTGAACATCGGGAGACCTTTGGGCAGCGAGATCATTCGTCCCCACAGCTGCGCCAGGACCACATGGTCGTAGGCCGCGTAGTTCGCCCATAGCTGCGGTGGGTCGACGGCCAGCAGGAATTCGCGGACCTCGTTGGCGATCACCCATTTCGGCTTCACCAGTGGGGATTTCGTGTCGAGGCCCCAGATCCAGCCGATGCCATCCCTTGGCTCGGAGTAGTGGTGCAGTGGAAGGTGCTTGACGACGTTCTTCATCAGCCAGTCGTTCTTGCTGATCCGGTCGTGCGGCATGTCGCTGTTGACGGCGTAGTATTCGCGGCCGTCCTCGCAGACGATGCCGATCGAGATCAGCTCGATGGTGTGGCCGTCCTCGAGAAACTCGGTGTCGTAGGCGTATACCGGCTGGCTCATCAGGGGGCGTACCGCCCTTCGCCGCGACTTGGCTCGGCACGTCGGGCAGCGCCGGTCCGGCCGGGCCGGTTCGCCAGACTTCTCGTGCTGCTCGCACCGGGTATCCGATGCATCGTGGAACCTTGGGTTTCCCAACGGCTTACGGCTCATGAGATTTCTCCTCCCATGGTCATGCTCCCTGCATGTAGGTGGTGATCCACGCGTCGGCTTCGGACGCGCGAAGGTCGAACATGTCGTGCAGATCGGGGCAGCGCGCCATGATGAGACGCGCGTAGAACGCGGTGTAGTTGTTGTTGAGCTTGTAATCGGGATCGTTTGTGGCCAACGCGATTTCCCAGCGGGCACGCTCGTAGAGCGTCTTGATTCCGAGCTTGCGCCGACCGGTGCGCCTGACCCACTCACGCGCCAGGCGCACGAGCGTGACGTACACGACCGGGTTCGCAGCGTGGAACTGCTCGAACCGCTCAGCTGTCGTGATGCCGTAGGACAGGCACATCTGGTCGGCGGCCGTCATCGCGCTTCGGCTTCCACTGCACGCGCCGCGGGCAGGTCGCACACCCATGCGAAGGTCTCTTCGATGGTCTGGTCGACCGGGAACGCGGCCAGCGCGAGCACCAGCAGTCGCTGCAGCTCGTCAGGCGGGAACACGGTGAGGTAATCCCAGACGTCGCGGGGGTCTTCGTCCCGGACCCTCCACGCCAGGTCAGCGACAAACTTCGCGCGCCGCTCGTGGTCCTCGTCGGTCATGCCGACGATCGGCGCGCGCTGTCGGGACATGAAGCACGGGTTGTTCTTCCGCCCGTCGATCGAGTGGGCACAGAACCGTCCCCCGGACGTCCTGCTGACGTCGCGCCCGCACGACGGGCACGTCTGCCGTTCGGGGAGCGGGATGACCTGGCCGCTGCTGTCGCTCATGGGTGAATGGCCTCCACAGCGATGGGAGACGGCGCCACGGACGGGCTGGTGGAGAGCCCGTGGAGAGAGCGGCGCCGACGATCAGGAATGCAATGACGACCCAGTGCAGGCCGTCAGCGAAGAATCGGCGGATCATGCGGACCTCCCGGCGGTGTGCGCGTAGGAGTCCGCGAGCATCTGCGCCGTGGCGGGCGGCATGGGCTGCGCGACGACGACGGGGCGCTGCTCGTGGGCGAGCTCGGCCTGCAGGTCGGAGACCCGGCGGGAGTACCGCGTGGCGCGGTGGCGGCCCTTCACTGAATCGCTCCCCCGCAACCGCCGGGACCGGCCAGCGGCTGTAGCAGCTCGCCGGTGTTCACGACGCACTGCATCGTGGTGGTCCAGCCTTTGAACGGGACGAATCCGCGCGCGAAGTGCCACTTGGTGTTGTCGGGGTACGGCTGGCCGTCGCAGAAGCCGAGACCGCCGCCACCGTCGCCGCCACCAGGGCACCAGCCGAGCGCGGGGTTTGGGATGTGCCGGTCGACACCGAACGTCGGGTCGGCGCGCGCCTCGGCAGCGAAGTAGAGGCTGCCGGTGATCGCGAGCGCACCACCTGCGGCGATCGCTCCAAGTGTGCGGCGGACTGTGCGCTTGGAGACCGCGGAGCGTCCAATTTTGTTGGTTACACTCGTTTCTGGCATCGGAATCGAGTCCTTTCATGGGTGTTCCGGTGTTTCGGCGGGTCGCCCGGCATGGCGGCCCGCCGTTTTCTGTTCAGCCCTGGCGGGGCCGGGTTGGGTGGCCAGCACTGCGATTGGTCGCGCACCCGGTAGTGGTTAGGACTGCAGTGCTGGCCAGTTCGGGGAGTGGCGTGGCGGCCGCCGTGGCCGCGGCGTGGCCGCGTTCGGCGTGGCGCACGGGCCACAGGGTGTTGAGCGTTCGATCGACGAGACGCGCTGCGGTGCGCAGCGCCGTGCCGGTCAGCACGCTGCCGCCTGCGAGTGCACCCGGCGTCTGATCCGTGACCGTGCGGGCAGCGCGGCCGGTGAGGCAGGTTCGGGCTGGCGGGCTTCGGTGGACATGGCGTCCATCGCGGCGCGGATCTGGGATTCACGGAGCATCCAGCGGCCCGCGGCTTTGTACCCGGCGAACTGCCTTTTGCGGAGCTTGTCGCGGAGGAATGACGGCGAGACACAAAGGATCTCGGCGGCGTCTTCGACGGAGTAGATCGGGTCGTCGATGATGGCGACGGCCGCGATGATCAGGACAATCAACATGCGGATCACGTGATTTCCCGAGCTAGGCGGACTTGACGGCAGGTTCAGAGGTCGGAATCAGGTCCGACAGGGTGCAATCAAGGAACTCGGCGGTCTGCGCCAGCTCCGCAACCGTGAAGCTAGTTCGGGAGGTCAGCCGACGAAGCAGAGTCGCCTCGCTCATACCGAGATGCGCGGCGAGATCTGCGTTCGCAGAACCTGATTCGGAAATCCGACGCACGATCTGGGTTGCCACCCGCTGATTCACTCGCTGCTCCATACGGACCACCATAAGGTCCATATGGAGCATCCGCAAGCAAGCTTCAGCGCGCGTCCGGCGAAAGATGGAACTTGCGCCTAATCCAAACGGCACACATACTGCTCCGTATGGATGACAATCGGATCAACCAAGCGGTCGGCGCCGAGCTGCGCGCCGCCCGGGCGCGACAGGGCTGGACGCGCGAACAGCTCGAAGAAGCCTCGGGGGTGCCGATCGTGTCGATTCGTCGCTACGAAGGCGGGACCCGGTCAATCCCAGTCGACACCCTCGTCAAGCTCGTATCTGCTCTCAAGATCAGCATCAGCGACATCGACAAAGCGATCCGCGCGGCCAGTTCCGACCCGCCGTCAGGTTTCGAGCCGGCGCCGGAGCCGCGGCGACGCGACGCATCCGATATTCAGAACCGGATTCCGCGCTCGGCGAAGTCCAACAAGCGTGGCAAGAACGCGACGGGCTTCAACCAATGACCACTGCGTAGGCGGCAGCTCATCCATCTCTGCGTGGATCAAATCGAATGTGGCAGTGAGCTCGTCGTTCATCTCGCGGTGGTTCCCCTCTTGTCCTGCACAACTGCTGTGAGAGGAGGGTAGATGGTTGCTCCGACAAACATTTTACGACCCAGCAAATTACAGACGTGTAGTTCATCGTCCGATAACGACCAGGTAACACCGCCCACAGCGAACGCTATTCTGGGGCGAACAAATTCGCGTTAGCGATATCAATAGAACAGGTCCCGGACGGGTCCACTTCCCCTTGCCACGACGAACTGAGCGTTGCGGAGAGATGTTCGAGCAACATCCGGCCAGCGCTATCGCGCAGCCGTTAATATCCGCGCATGACACAACTTCCCGACTCGCCATCCAGTAGAGCCGCCGAAAGGTGGCAACCCGACCGCATAGCGTTGGTTGGGGTTGCGGCCATCGCTGTAGCTGTCGGTGTCGCCGTAGGATTCGCGATCGCCAAGGGTGCCAGCGATGCCCAGTCGACCGCGACATCCCCCACAACTGTTACCGCGACGGTCACCTCCACCGTCACAGAGACTCCGGCCGGCCCAGTGAGCCCGCAAACGCCTGATTCGGCGCCCGCCATCTCCGCAACGACGATCCCAGGCGAGGGCGGAACGTACATCGTGGGTGTCGACATTCAGCCAGGGATGTACAAAGCCGAGCCGTCAAGAGGTAGCGCATCGTGTTCATGGAAGCGCTTGAGTGACGTTGGCGACCCAAATTCGATCATCATGATCAACAACTCAGATGGACCGACGTACGTCAGGATCGAGCCGACAGATGCAGCATTCATGACGCAGTTCTGCACCACCTGGCAGAAGATCGACTAAGCCACCACGAGCTCGGCGCGGCCGTCGCGACGCGAAAACACCTGGCGCCATAGCGGCCTCGGTGGCGGATCGAAGTGCCCGCCGATGAACATGCGGGCGAGCGTGGCCCGCGCCGACGCGATGTGTCCGGTTCCCTGGAACCAGTCATGCGCCTGGGCAAGCTCTTGCCGGTAGCGAGCGCACTGCTCGGATGCGGGCCCGCTCCCGTTTGGTGACCATCACTCCGGACCACGCTCGATCGCTGACAGCGTCGACACCTCGGCCAGCTTCGGCCCTTGAAGCAGGTTGTCGATCACCGATGCGGCCACCGCGGCGCTACGCCGGTCGATGTGGCCGTACCGGTTGACCGTGGTCGTGATGGACTCGTGACCAAGCTGTGCCTGGATCACCGGTAGCGGTACGCCGGCCTGGATCCACCATGACGCCGCGGTGTGCCGAAGGTCGTGCACCCGTGGCGTCTTGGTGAGCCCGAGCGCCTGCGCGGCCTCACGGGCCGGCTTCCATGCCTGGTTGAAGAACTCTTGCGCCCGGATCGGCGTGCCGACCGTGTTGGTGAACAACCATTCGGGCTGTGACAGATCCAAGACGTCGAGCGCCACTTGCGGGATGCTCACCGACCTGTTGGACCGTTTCGTCTTGGGCGGCCCGATCTTCATCAGCGATCGGGCGCTGGTGTACTTCCACGCCTTGCGGACCCGCGCGGTGCGGTCCCGGACGTTGATGTCGGCCGGGGTGAGCGCGGTGGCCTCGCTGAACCGCATACCGGTGCACACCAGCCATACGGCCAGGTTGCGGAAGTGGTCTTGCTTGATGCAGTCGCGGATCAGCTCGAACTCGGCGGGTTCGAGGAACACCATCTCTTCGCCGACCGTCTCGGGTAGTGACCGGCCGAGACACGGGTTCACCGCGATCAGCGGCGGCTTGTGGGCCACCGCGGCGTTGAGCGCCCCGGACAGGAACCCGTGTTTGTTCTGAATCGTCTTGCCCTGGACGGGTTGTACGACGCCGTTGATCTTGCGGCCGGGCCTCTGTTCGAGCCACTGCACCCACCTACTGATGGTCTGCTCGGTGACCGCGGTGATGGGCATCTCGCCGAAGAACGGTTCGATGTCGTTGGCGATGTAGCGGCGGTATCGGTGGATGGTTCCTTCGTTGACGCCGGTGAGGTGGTCGCAGTGCTCGTTGAGCCATTCGACCAGGGTGTGGGCGCGGTGGCCGGCCTCTTCGATTTCGAGCATCCGGATCGCTTCGTCGCCGCCGTGCTGTTCGATGTTGCGTTTCACGCGGTTGGCGGCCTCTTCGGTCAGCAGACTGACCGAGCGTTGTCGTCCGTTCTCGCGCCACAGCACCCGGTACGTGACGCCCGACTTGTTGACCTGTCTATGGACGCTCGCCAACGATCTCTCCCGGTGATGGTGCAGGGCTGGCAGATTCCGACGGTGCGGCAGGTTCGATCTCGCTCCACACCTCTGCGCGGGCCAGTTGGGCGTTCATCTTCGCCATATCTGCCTTCGCTTTCCGTATGAGCGATTCGACTGTGTCAACCTCGGGGATCAGTCTGGCCATCGGGCCACCCACGAGTTCAGCTGGTGCTTGTACTCGCCGATCCGGTACACCACGTGCCGATCGCGAGCGTCGATGTGGAGCAGCCAGTTCGTGTAGCAGTCGCCCTGGCCATCGCGGCGGCAACCCGGACCGCTCGCGCCGTATGGATCGTCGTGGTGCTGCGGCTCGAATCGCACCCCTGGGTACATGCCGTTGTTGTCGCCGCCGGCGGCGAAGTCGGTGAGCAACTCGTCGGTGAACTCGACGACGGGATCCGCGCGCTTGACGGTCAACCAGGTCTCGTCACCTTCGGTGTGCCGGGTGAGCACCAGGACGCCCGGCGGATTCACGCTGAGCGCGGGCAGGTGGTCGACGGACGTCTTGAGCCCGCTCATGCGGGAAGCGCCTTTCGGCTGTACTCCGACAGCAGTGCGGGCATTTCGTGGTCGCGGTATGCCTGTTGGACGCGAGGCACGACGTTGTCGGCGACGGTGCGGCCGTCGGGAAGCACGATGTGTGCGAGGAACTCAGCGTCGAAGGTGACGATCCCGGACTCGACGGCTTCCAGCTTGGCCTTGATCACCAGTGCCAGCGAGCGCCAGCGTTGCCGCACGGCTTGCTCGTAGGCTTCGCGGACCTGATTGGCCGCCCGGGGCCGTCCGGTCGGCGTGCGGGTGAAGTCGGTTGAGTCGCGGTCCGGGAGAGGCAGGACGAAGCGGATCTCGCGGTCGTTGAGCACGAACCCCACGACGGCGCGGTCCTGGTCCCAGCCGTACATGAATTGGCGGGCACCGTAGCGCTCGAGAGTGCGTTCGATCTCGGCGCGGGAACGGTCGGAGCTGACGTCGGTGTTGGCGGCGTACTTGGCCATCACTCGCCGTCCCTGGTGCTGATTTCGACGATGCGATCGCGGTTGCGGTCGATGATCGCCGTGGTGGCCGGCTGCAGCAGGTACGCGAATACGGCGTCGGCCGCGGAAGTCGCGACCTTCTCCCAGTCGGGCTCGCCGTCGAGCTGGCCCCACTCGTTGTCCCAGTATCCGTTTCCGCTGATCTCGTCGGCGTGGCGCTGGCGGTCGAGCTCGTCGAACATCGCGATTCGGGCGCACTCGGCGATGTCGGCGCGGACCTTGTCGACGAACTGCTCGACGCTGACGGGGAACGCGACGTACGACGGCGGCGGATCCGACTCATTCATCGCCTTGAGGGCATCCCTGCCGGGAGTTGGTTCGTCTCGCGTCCGCACGGTGTGCGCGCAGCCCATGTCCAGTGGCACGGGGCTGGCCCCGGCTCGGATCGGACCGCCTGTCGCATCGTCGTCGGCGGAGTTGTCGGAGAAAGACGAATGTTCGCTCATGGTTGCCAGACCTCGTGCTGTTACGTCGGCTGTTACGTTGCGGTCAACGTAACAGGATTTGGCCGGTCTGACCTGCTAAAACTCTGTGGAGCTAAGGGGAATCGAACCCCGTATGCTTCCTGCGGAAACAGGCCGTGACCAGCGATTCTCGTACGTTTGCCATGTTACCCCGGGGTGTTGCGTCCTGGGCTTTTAGCCCTCAGTGTTACGTCACGTAACATCGCTGGCGGGCTATTCTGGCTGCCATGACCGCCGAATCGGGGGAAGCCACGCCGGACATCCGCAGGGCCACAGACGACTTCGATCGGACCGCACTCGGTCCCGGCTGGGCGCCCGTCGGAACCACCGGTGTCGTGTTCGGCTTCGACGTCGGCCATGATGGCGGCGCGGTCGCGGCGACGTGCACCGCATGTCACTGGACCGTGGTGATGTTCGAGGGCGACGACCCGATCCCGCACGGCGACCCGCGGCTGTGCGAACACATGGGCGGGGCGGCGCGAGTCACTACGGCGTGCTGCGGCCAGCCGGTGCCAACCGATACGCCCGTCGAACCGGATCACATGTTGCAGGTGCATGGCGGCGTGTGGCTGTGCCGGACGTGTTGCCCGACCGGCGACGACATGAGTGAGTGGCTGAGACAGCGCCCGCCGATGATCGGTCCGGCGCGGTGAGCGCGCAGCGACTTTCCGACCGGTCCAAGCGCCGCATCGAGCGCTCGACCGGGCTCTCAATCGTGCGGGCCTGGTCCCACGGCGGCTACATCTTCGACTTCGTCACCGACGATCACCGGCACGGCGCGTGGGACAAGCGCACCGGCGAGTGGACGTTCCACACCGACCCCACCCACTACTCGTCCTGCGCCGACCTATTCCCCGGAGCGTCGTGATGCCTCTGTTCGTGGTGGCCGCGATCGCGGCCCTGATCGCCGAGTTCTGGTGGATCATCGCCCTGATCGCAATCGTCACGGTGACGGTTGTGCTCATCGCACGGGCCGTCCGCGAGAACGACATCGTCAACGCGATGGTCGAAGACATGAAGGCCGACCTGGCGGCCCGCGCCGACCAACAGCACGCCTGGACGCTCGCCGGTGACCCGCGCGGCACCTACGGCCAGTACCCGCCGGCCGACCTCGAGGGAGATATGGTGCGCGTCGTCATCACCGACCACGCGATCCGGGTCGAACGGACAGCGCTCGCCCACCACTGACGCTATCGGGCCCCGCTGCTGATGATCTTCGCGATCAACTCCGGTGAGCACCCCACAGCTTTTGCCAGCTTCGCGTAGGTCCAGCGGTCACGCTCTGTGGCCCACAGGGAACGAATCAGCTCGTCACGCTGTGCACGATGCTGCTCAGCGACCCGGGACGCATCACCGGCCTTGCGATGATGTTCCCGGGCCTGCTGAGCGCGCGCATCCACGGACCGAACTCTAGATGTCGCCGCGGCTGAACGACGCAAGCAACTGCGGCACCGCCGAATCGAAACCCGACACATCGAGCTGGCCGGGATCGCGCGGGTCAGCGATCGTGTTACCGCTCGCCGTCATGGCCACCACGACCAACCGAGCCGGAATTCCCATCGACTCCCGGTACTGACGGAGCGCCTGGTGCGGGTGGACGTCCCCACACCAGGTCTCGTTGTCGGTGTAGATGTGGAAGGTGTCGACCTCGACGCGATTCTGCAGCGCCCACAGCATCGGCGCCGCACAATCGGTGCGGCCCATCGGCAACTGTGCCGTGTAGCGACACACGTCGTCGAGGCGCCGACGTGGGCTGATGTCCAGCTCGGTGATCGTGTTCCGCGTGACCCAGTGGCCGCTGTGCTGACCGGTGAACCCAATGATCCGATGGTCAGGCTCGGTGGCCGCGGTGACCATCGCCAGCGCGGCGGCGGCCTCACGGCACGACAACGGCAGCCCGGACACCGCCGCGGTCATCGAGCCCGAGATGTCCAGCGCAAGCAGGGTCCGCTTGTGCGCCGGCTCAACGGCGCCATACGCGTTGTAGAACGCAGCGTCGAGCGCGTCGCTGATGATCGGCGACGGTTTCCATGTCTGCGAACCGCGCGCCGAATAGCCAGACGTGTAGGTGCGCTGCGCCACCAGGACGTTGATCGGGTGCACACGGCCGCGCGTCAGCCGATCGACGTCCTGCAGCTGTGTCGCGATGGTGCGGCCGGTCTGACCGGTGGCCAAGCCGAGACGCGTGAGTCGCGGCAGCTGACGCATGAGTGCCGTCTGCGGAATACCCTGCGCCAGAAGCGCCTCCCACACCTCGCGGCGCGACAGTGCGACGTCCGGAAGCATCTCCCACGACAACCCGTGGCCACGGCCGATGATCGCGACCCACTGCTCGGGGGTCGCCGCCCGCTGGGCGTCAGTGAAGTCCTCGACGATGGCCGGGAGCGGGGTGGTGCCCACCACGCCTTCGTCGGTGCCGCGAAGCACGTAGTCGAACAGCGTGCGGCGGGCCGGATCGCTGGTGACCGGGTGCGACAGGCGCAGCAGGTCACGGTGGGTCCAGCCTTCACGCTGCCGGTACTTCACCACCTGATACGCCAGCCCGTCGACGCTGCGGTCCAGGTACCAGTCAGCGACACCGCGCCTGAGCGCCGGACCCCAACCACGGAACTGCTCAACGTATTTCGCGAACAGGAACAGGTGCGCGCCGGTGCGCGCCACCTGCGGCAGGGCGGCCAGCGCGGCGCGACGACCGTTGACGTCGTCGGCCGCTGCGGCGATCGCGAGCGCGAACAGCGCCGGGTTCTGCTTCGGCGCCCGGCCGCCGACCGAGACGTTGATGATCTGACGCACCAGCTCGACGGGATTGGTGGCCGCGGCGCGGATCACGACGTCGGCGTTGGCCCGGGTCAGTTCCCGGTCCGACGTGTAGTAGGTGCCACCGTCTGTGCCGAGGGTGAGGAACCGGTGGACGCGGGCCCAATCGTCAAGCGCGAAGGTGTATCCGCCGGCAGCGTTCTTCACCTGGCGTGGATCGGCCTTCTCGGATTGTGGGGTGCGTCGGGTGGTCACCGTGCTGAGAACGTCCACGACCAGCCTCCCTACTTTGTCTTGCTGCCGAGGAACGCGGCGAATTTCTCAGCGCGGGCGACGATTGAATCGGTGGTGTCTCCGGGAAGCTGATGGCCGACGGCGAGCTGCAGTGCCAACTCCCGCTCGCGGGTTTCGTTCTGCTCCACGCCTACTCCTTACGTTGGGGGTGCGGGCGTGTTGTCTCCAACCGGAATGATCATCCCAAAGTGATAACCGACTGGAATCCGGCTCGCACCAACGTTTTTGGGCGATGTGGGCGTGTTGTTGCGGACCGGGTTTTAGCGCTCGTACCAGGCTGAGCTACACCCCGCGAACGGGGTGACGGGATTCGAACCCGCGACCTCTCCCTTGCAATGGATAACCGATCCACGTCCGGCTCACATCGAACCAACGCATCGAACTGTACCGCAGTACAGCCTGCGGCCAAACGCATTTCACTTGTCACGTGCGGGCCGAGAGAATCGAACTCTCCATGCCGCGCCTGCGGCGAGGGCTTTACAGGCCCCCTGCGACACCAGTTGCAGACCCGCGTTGTCGAGCGGGTTGGCGCGCGCCTCGAGAGAATTGAACTCCCGCCAACGGGTTTGGAAGCCGTTGTGCTGCCACTACACCAGAGGCGCCGAGTCGGGGTGGCGGGATTTGAACCCGCGACGTCCGGTACCCAAAACCGGCACTCTGGCCAAGCTGAGCTACACCCCGTGAAGCCGGGGCGAGGCGGAATGCGCGCGCTAACCCTCGGCGGTATATCGCCAGGGCCACGGTCGGCGGCGCGCGGAAGTCATGCACCCAAGATAGCGCACCGCGCAACAGACTTTCGGTAACGACTCAGCGCGGAGGGTGGAGGACTCGAACCCCTACCTGTCACGGCACCCCGGGTTTCGAAGCCGGTTGCAGACCATTCCGCGGCACCCTCCCAAGCGGAGGTCTGCAGAATCGAACTGCAACCCAGAATCGGATCACACCCGCTAGCAACGGGGTTCCGGCCCCAGCCGAATTAGACCTCCAACGCGTCAGCGCGAGGTACTCGATGATCGGCGGCCGGGAATCAACACGAGGGTGAGAGTAGCACGAAAAAACCCCGCCCCCTGGCATAAGCCGAGGGGGCGGGGCCGACGCATTTCAACCGTCCTACCGACAAGGACGAGACTCAGTATAAGGCACGCGTCCCCGGTTGATGGTGGTCAGATCATCAACCGCGCACGCCTATGGCAGCAGCCACTCCGCTTATCCCGGCGATGCGTTCCTTGCGTTCGGTCAGTCGTCGGGAATCGGATCCCCCGGCCGCCACCCTGCACGCCAGTATCGCTTGAACTGGTTGTGCGTGAGTCGCGGTGCCGGAGCGCAGTCCGGGCGGCCGACTGCGGAGAGAGCGTCGTTGAAGTGCCATTCTTCGTCGTAGACGATGAATGCCCGTTGGATCTGGTCGGACTCTTCGAGTGAGAGCACCCGACGCTCCATGTTGGCGAGTCGACGGCCCATCTCGGCATAGTCGGGTGGGGTGACCTCCTGGACGATCAGCTTGGCCAATTCCTTGGCCTCGGCCTGCAGTTCGGCGTCACGCTCCTGCGCGCGGACCCTGCCCCGCCGCCGCCAGTACCGCCCGATTGGGCCCATCAGCTTCGCCAACGTCGACGATGCTTCGGCGATGCGAGGCAACGTGTAGGCGATGAGCACCAGGACCGCCACCACCAACAGGATCCACGGCGGCAGTTGTGACATCAGCGCGCGTTCATGCTCAGACACGTTCCCTCCGTCGCACGAAGATCGCGTGCACGCCCGCAATGAACATCCACTCCATCGGTGTGCGAAACCCGTACGGCGGGTCCCGGTCGAGGACGTCAGACAGGGCACCAAGTCCGACCGCCAGGTACAGCGCGACCAGCCCAGCATGCGCGATGTAGGAGGCGACCCAGCGGTGCGCGCTGACGCCGAAGCTCATCCACCACTCCCCTGCCAGGCCGAGCAGTCCGAACGCGATGAACACCGAGGCCCAGAGCCACAGTGGCGCTGCGCGTTCGATGAGGTTGAGCACTTCGGACGATCCGGGCGGGGTGATGAGGTAGTCCACCCCGCGCACCACAGCCGCGGCCAGCACGAATAGCTGAACGAGCTGCAGTGTGTCGGTGCGGACGAGCCGCCAGGTCACCGCACCGACCCCGACTCGGGGTTGCCGTCCTGGTCGACCACAATCGGCTGGTCGGTGCGCTTGGCGTGCACGTTGGCCGCGGCCACACCGCCGCCGACGATCGCGAGAACGATCTGAGCCCAGGTGGTGAACTGCGCATCGGTCACGAGATGCATTGCGACAAGCAAGACCTGCAGCGCAGCGATCACACCTTGCAGCGCGGTGCGGAACCCGGTGACCGACTTCCACGATGCCAGCGACGGGGTGAGGATGGCCAAGGCCAGCCCGGTCCATTCCCACGTGTGCGTCTCGACAGTGGCGGCAATCGCGAGGGGAACCACCACGTAGAGAAGCGCGCGTAGCTGGTCCCAGGATCGGGTTCTGATGACGTCGAAGATCGAGATGTCCATTCGGATCTTGCCCTTTCAACGAACGAAACCCCTACCAGCTGGCGGGGGTCGAGGGGGCTGAACAACAGCACGGGGGCGGGGCTTGAGAGGACACATCGAGTGGCTACGTCACCGGTACATACCTCGTGTCGGGTATCTCATAGGCGTTCCTAGCGGCCCCGGCCCTGTGCTGTTGTGATTATGACTTTAGACCGTATTCTCTTGTGGTGCAACAGTTTTCGCGGTCAACGCCGGAACGCGGCAACCACGTCGTAGCCGACCTGAATGCCGGTGCGGCCGTTGAACTCCGGTTTGGGCAGGTGATACTCGCCATGCGACTGCAGACCCGGTAGCGCGGCCAGCAGTGCGACCAGCTGCGGGATGTTGGTCAGCACGCCGCGCACCGAAAGCAGCTCGATCAGCTCGGGATTCGGCTTGTCCTTGGCCCCGAGCACGCCGCCGATCACGGTGTTGAGCAGCCCGCCCCCAGCGCCGGTCACCCCGGCGAGGACCGGCGCCGCCAGCGGCGACGCGAGCCCGCCCGCGAGGAACGGTGCCACCAGGTTCAGCAGCGCCGGGAGGATGATCTGCGCCGAGTAGACGACGAACGGCAGCTCCGTCTCGGCGCGGATGAACCACTCGTAGAACAGCGGCCGGATCGCGTCGGTGGCCTCGGCGTAGAAGTCGCCGCGGGTTGTGACGTTGGTGATCAGCCGCAGCAGCCACGCGGGCCGGGTCTTGCGCGCGATGCCGGTCTTGTCCTTGGACGGGTTGCCGAACTGGATGACGCCGTTGAGCCGGTCGCGGATCAGCTCGAACTCGCCGCCGTCGCCGAAGAGGTGCTCGAGTGCGTCCTCGAACCCGTCGGCGGACTGCGAGTAGCCGGACACCCAGATCTCGACGTCGACGCGGGCGTTGCGGTCACGACGGCGCGCGGCCATCGCCTCGATGACGTCGGGGTTGATGCGCAGCAGCCGCGCGAACTCGGCGGCCTGGGCGCCGATGACGTCGAGATAGGACAACGCCGGGTCGCCGCCCATGAGACCGAGGTAGCCGCCGATCGGGTAGCCGACCGGCTGGTGGTTGATCTTCAGGATCTTGCGGCACAGCTCGCCGAGCTCGAAGCTGGGCCCGATATTCCACGGGGCGCCCGAGCCCGGCGCGGTGTAGATCCAGATCTTGCGACGCTCGGTGGCCGCCGGCGGTTTGGCCCCGCCGGCGTAGCCGACGATCGCCGCGGTGGCCTCGTCGAACACACCGGTGATCGCGACCGCGTGGCCCGCGGCGACCAGGCGGCGTTGCATCTCGCGGGTGAACTCGGCGTCGCTGTTGCCGTAGTAGCCGTCGACCGGGCCCATGAGCGCGGCGTAGGACTCGGCGTACGCGCGGGCCCAGCGCTGCCAGTGCGTGACGTCGTCGCCGCGGGCGTCCGATGAGCCGAGCTTCAGCGGCAGCCGCGCGGTCATGAGGCGGCCTTGTGCAGGTCGGCAATCGCCTCGACGACGTACTTGCCGCGGCTGCCGTCATCGACCTTGCCGAGCAGCGCGGGCCAGCCCTTGGCCTGCGGACCAAACGCCTGTTCCCACAGCTGCTTAACCATCTCCTCGTGCGAGGGGTAGGTGAACCCGGCAGGGGCCGGCGGTGGCGTGGTGATGGCGCCGAGGGGCACGTAGCCGTGCTCGACGAGCTTGGCCAGGGTGACCGGGCCGACGATGCCGTCGGCGGCGACCTGGACGCGGCGCTGGAATTCCATGATGACCTTCTCGGTCAGCGGGCCGAAGTCGCCGTCGACGTCGAGCTTGGAGTAGCCGCCAAAGTTGTCGTTCATGAACTGCTGCAGGCTGCGGACGCGGTCGTTGTTGTCGCCGAGCTGGGCGTAGATGTTCTCGATCGGGGTCGGCGCCGGGGTGGTGCCACCGCCGGTGCCGCCGCGGCGGAACGTCGAGAACCCGTCGGCGCGGATCTTGCGCTTGATGAAGTCGTTGCACTTCGCCTGGTTGTTGTAAGTGTTGTAGCCCATCTGGAAGTGCATCGAATCCTTGGGGCTATTCCAGTCGTTGCCCCAGAAGATCATGCCTTCGTAGAACGCGAGAAGTTCACGGACAGCGGTGATCTCGGCTTGGGTGTAGCCGTCGTACGCCTTGCCCATCGGGTGATCGGACCAGTTGAGGTCCATCGCGGTGCCGCCGAGATGGTTCGACGTCGCGACACTGTTGGTGGGGGTCCAGCCGCCCTCGTCGGTGCCGCCGCGGGCGTTGTAGAGCGACTCGACGTAGGCGTGGAAGTCGGCAGCGAACGCCTTCATGATGCGGCTCGGGATGCCGCGTTGCAGCGGTATCACGATGCTCGTGCCGGGTATTGGGCTGCGGTCGAGCAGTTCGGGTCCGCAAGAAGGCCAGCCGTTTTCGGTGATCATGTGCGTCCTTTCGGGCATAGAAAAACCCCGCGCACCGGGCGGTGGCGGGGTCGGTGGAATCAGTGGGTCAGAAGGCGATGATCCAGGGCCTCGGGTTGCCTGTGCCGCCTGCACCGCCGCCTCCTGCGCCGATTCCGGTGATGGTGATGGCCTGGCGCGGGGCGAGTTTGTTGGCTGCCGCGATCAGGGCGTGGGCGGCGCGGCGCATCAGGTGTGCGAGGCGGGTTTTCAGAACCATGGCAGTGTCCTTTCCAGTTTCAGAAGTCGGGTCGGTCGTCGAGGATCTTCTCGACGAGCGCCACACTGCCGGTGGCGAACGCCCACGAAAGCACGCCGGTTAGCACCAGGCCGCCGAGCAAGGCCGACACCGAGACCGACCCACGGGAACGGCTTCTCGATACCGAACACGGTGTAGTTGTCGGGGTGGTCCATCACTCGCCTCGGTACTTGAACCGCGGGGTGATTTGCACCTGCGCTTCTTGGCTGCCGTCGTTGATCACCAGCGACACCGGCAGTTCTTCGGTTCGCAGAAGCGTTGAGCCGTTATGAATTCCGTATCGGTCGATGGCCGTACCGTTCGATACGGTGCCGCCTGGAATCGTGATTGTGACTGTCGATCCGGTAACTTGAGCCTTGTCGATGCCGCCCTCGGTGATGTCGGCGGCTGCACCCCAGGTAGTGTCCGCTGATACGGTGCCGACGCGCGTCGAACCGGCGTAGAGCCCGATCCTGTTGCCAAGCGCGGTGATCGCCTCGGCGCACGCGCGTCGATGGGCGGCCTGATATTCAGACATCGAATCTCCTGTCGTTGATTACTGGTGACAGCCGGTGCCGCACCATCCATTACGCGTCCATTTCCCACGCCCACCAGTTGATTCGGGGCGCATGTGCCAGCACGACATTGCGCAACTGTGCACCTTCCTGGTCCTGCGAATCCAGGTAGATCGGGAGGGTGAACAGCGACACCTCCAGCCCATACGCGCCGTCGCCGACCAGGCCGAGCCGGAACTGTGCGCCGTTCTCGTCCGTGGAATCGCCCATGATCGCAAATGAATAGTCCTCGACCGAACCCGGCAGCGCGTCCACCTCTTCCGGAGAGACCTCCGTCCAAGTCACCGGATCGGTGTAGAGAATCGAGAAACGCACGCTCTCGGGATCGGGGTTCAATGCGGCATTCATCAGATACGCCTGCACGATGAGTGGTGGCGGCTCGTCGCCCGCCCCGCGCAACCCGTACTGGATATTCGGGTACCACGTATCGGCATCCCCGGGGCCCGCCAACTTCACCCCTTTGACGCTGAAGTGAAATGCGAACTCGTAGTCCTCGGCGTTTGTGGGGTTACTCAATTGGATGCCCCCTGTCGTTAACATCCTGCTTCACAACACTATTCGTGTCACTGGTAGCAGTAGAACCATGCTTGGCCGCGCGCGCCAGCACCACCCGCCTGGCCGGTGAACTCGGCGGCCGCACCGCCACCGCCGGGCGGATTGCCGGGATTGCCCGACGCACCAGCAGCCCGCTCAGCGCCACCGGTGTACGTCTGCCCACTCACCGTCTGAGTCAACGGGCTCACCGCACGACCGTTCGGATCGATAGCGTTCTGCCCACCAACGCCGCCCGTGGCCGTACCCGACCAACCATCGGTGGCCGCGGTCGTTGAACCACCGGTCTGCCCGCGGGCTGGGTTGAATCCGGCGGCGCTGCCAGCGCCACCCGCACCGACCACCCCGGTGATGATGCGCGCAGTCCACGGGATATGGACGCCGCGCTCCAGGGTGTAGACGGCCCAGTTGCCGCCCCAGCCGCCCTCACCCCACGCGCCGATGGTGATCATGCCGCGCCCGCCACCGCCGCCGCCCAGCAGGATCACGTCGATGTAGCGGCACCAGACCGGGATCGTGAAGGTGTATGCCCCGGCTGTGGTGAATGTCGCCGCCAGCGGGGCGTGTGAGGCGAAACCTGCGGTAGCAGTGTCTGCGCCGGCGCCGCTGTCGGTGACCATCCCGATCGGAATCAGCAGGGCCGCGACATCAGCGCCGCATGCCCAGTCGCCGGTGACGAACAGGGGCACCACCGCGGTGCTATCCGCGCCCAGTCCGAGGTCCGAGCCGAACACACCGGGCGTTGCGAGGTCAGCACCGATACCGAGGTCGGTGCCAAACAGGCCGGCGGTAGCCAGATCAGAGCCGATACCTTGGTCGCCCAGCAGCAGGCGGGGCATCGACATGGCAGCGTCGTCGGTGCCGACACCGTGGTCCGCGGCCGGGATGTTCGGGACCAGCAGCGCGGCATCAGCACCAACACCTTGGTCGCCGACGGTGAACCGGTACCGCGGAAACCATGCCGTCCGGTGCTGGCGTGGCTCAACAGCAGGTGGCGTGGGGAACCAGGCTGTTCGGTGCTGTCGCTGCGGGACGGTCGGTGACGGTGACCAGGGCATCAGCTGACCGTGTAGCCCGCTGCCACGAGCGCGTCATTGTGTCCGACGTCTCCGTCGATCGCCCACACGGGGGCCAGCGATGTGGCCAGGCCAGTTTCGTCGCACGCGAACGCTTCGACGCGGCCGGTGGCGGTCACGAAACTGACCCGGGTGACCGCGAGGTAACTCACTTGGTCACCGTCGGTGACCTTGTAGTGCAACGTGATCGGGCACCAGGTGCTCATGTCGGTGTCGAGCAATTCGGCGTAGGCCATACCCTCACTCCTCGTCGACGCGGTCAGTCATCGTCACCGCTTGCCAGTTTGTAGATCAGGAATAGGCATCCGTTGGCTGGAGTGCCGGGTGGGCCAGGGGCCACGTTGAATCCGATGGTGCCGATGTTGATCGCCGCACCGCCGCCACCAGACGCCCCGCCAGGAAACCCGCCGTTGCCGCCGGTGCCGCCGGTGATCGTGCCGGATTGGTTACCCGCCCGGCCTCCACCACCGGCCCCACCTCCGCCTCCGGCTTTCCGCTCGCCGGTCATCGGCGCGGTGGCCCCTGCACCGCCGGTGCCGCCGTTGGCCGCCCCGGGTGCGCCGCCAGCTGCCAGTGCAGATCCCTCGCCGGCCTTACCTGGTGACGAGGTGTATGTGGTGCTGTTCGCGCGGGACATGAACGCGCTGCCGCCGTCGCCGCCCCGGCCGGGTTTGGATGCTGAGGCCAGGAATCCGACGCCGTTGCTGATCGCGCCGATACCCGGCACCGACTGCGCCAGCGATCCGAACGAGGTGACCCCGCCGGTCGTTCCTGGTGTTGAGGCCGCGGGCCCGATCGTGCACGCCACCGTGTCAGGGATTGACGCCGGATCCAGTTGCACCGCGTTGTAGCCGCCGTCGATACCGCCGAGGCCACCATCGACTGTGCGAACCTCGTCGGTGCCCAACCGCGCCGTATCACCGGTCTGGCCGCGACCACCACCGCCCACCGGAACAGCCCAGAACTCAAGACATTCAGCCGGGTCGAACGGCCTTGTCCAAGTTTGGTTGCTGACGATGGTCTCCACGATGTAGCCGCCGTACACCGCTTTCTGGATGATCTCGATGGTCTGCCGGATCTCAGCCACCGTTCCGGTGCTGCCGCTGGCTGAACCGCGCCAACCCGCGAAGATGGCCTGCGAGATGTCGCTGATCGCCGAATTGATATTTCCCGAGAGCGACGACAGCGCACCAGTCAGACCTTCAACCATGGACAAAGAGATATTGCCCAGGACCGCAGCAGGATTCGTCAACAGGTTGTGCGCCAGTGATTGCAGGTTGGCGAGCGCTTCGGCGGCGTCGTTGAACCCGTCCTCGGCGCGATCGCGGATCCACTCGATCTCGTCGGACAGGTCGAAGATGTCATCGAGCAGGTTGCCCGACGGGTTGATGCCCAACGCCGACAGCGCTGATTCCACCCATGTGCGAACGAAATTCAGCAGCGAGGCCAGGTCTTCGGGCAGGTCTTTGGTGAACCCTTGCGGGATCTTCTGGGTGGCATCGAGGTAGACGTTGTCGAACTTGACCACACCGCTGGTGGCGTCTTCGGATGTTCCCCAGCCGATCGCGACGTGGGTGACGTCAGCGGGCACCACGTAGGTTTCCCAGGCGTTGAGCGGGCCCCACGGCTCGGTGCCCGAAGGCGACTCGTCCGAGGCCATCCACACCACCGGCTGAGGCGAGGACTCACCCTTGTAGGGCATCAGCTCGACGCGCACCGCGTTCGACCCGGCGGCGGCCACCAGGGATTCGTACTTCACGTCGGCGCCGGCCTTGAGCGTCCAGTCCTTGCCCACCTTCAGCGGTTCGGTCCACCGCATCTTGTAGGTGCCGTCGCACTGCACCCGCGCGCATCCCAGCGGTGTCGATCCGGGCGCGCCGTCGGTGGCGTCGTGGGTGATTCCGTCACCCTCAACGATCGTGACCGGATCGTCGAAACCGCCCTCGTACAGCATGGTCTGGATCTCGTCGGTGAGGAATCCGATCGACAACGGACCGAGCAGCGCCGCGGTGATCCGGGTGATGGTGCTGATGAACGGCTGGACAACGACGGCGACGAACGCCTTGCGCATGGCGTTGAGGTCGAACTCGGGGTCAGTGAAGTCTACGGTTCCGAAGAACTCGCGCATCCGGGCGAAGAACCCGCCGAGGACCGACGCGGCGTCGTTCGGGTCACTGTCCGGGATGCCGGTGATCCACTCGACGATGTCGCCGAGGAACGGTATGTCCTCGACCCACGGCTGCAGATCAGCGAGCACGTCTGTCGTCGAATCCCACAGTTTGGCCGGGGTCTGCAGCAGCTGCCGGGCGAGGACGGTGAGAATCGCCAGGGACAACGGCATTCCAGGTGGCAGATTCTGGCCTTGGAAAATGTCGTGCAGCGGGCCTTTGACGGCCGGGTTGTCGATGACGTACGCCTGCTTGAGCCCGGCCTCGACGAGCTCGCGGGTGAGGTTGTACGCGGCCGACAACCCGCGTGAGCCCGACTGGTTGGGGCCAGAAGTCGGGAACAGCAGCGCCGGGAGACCGTCTGGGATGTTGACGCCAGCGGCACCGTTTGGGGTGGTCACTCGAGACGCTCCACGGGAGTGTTCGCGAGGATCTCCTGTCCCTTCTGCCAGACCTCCGGATGGTCACGGCGGATGTCGCCGAGCACGACGGCGGCTTTCACCGGGTCGTTTTGCGCCGCCGCGACCCGTTCGGCCATCTGCGGGTCACGCTCACGCAGCCACTCCATGAGCAGCTCGTGTGCCTTCTGCATCCGCTTGACTTCCGGGTTCGCGTCGCCGACGCGGGCCGGGGTGCCCTTGGTGACCTTCTGCACCGGCGAGTGGTTGCCGAGCCGATCGTCGACGCGCACGAGCTCGTGCGTGGCCAGGTCGTCGTGGACACGCACACCCAAGTCGTCGTAGAGCTCGGTGGCCCAGATGCCGAGCACGGCGGCCGGGGTGCCCATGTAGGGCCGGGTCTTGTTGCCGGTGGGGATACGCGAGATGACGCGTGCGATCGCGGCGATGCCGTCAAGCCGTTCATAGTCAGGCATGTCAGATTCCGTCCTGCGCTGAGATGGTCGTGATTTGGACACCGGTCGACAGCAGCGACGCCTGCCAGTTCGCACCGAAGTAGCGGTAGCCCTGGCCGTGCGGCACGATCTCGTCTTCGTCGGTCCAGCCGACGATCTCGGTGGTCTGGTCCGAGTTGAGCAGCGACAGCCGCTTGGTGAGGTCGTCGTACCGCAGCTTGTAGTTGGTGTTGTTGACCACGGTGTGCGACACCTCTGGCACCTGGTCGACCATCTGGATCGGACCTTGGCCGACGCCCAAGTGGATGAAGTTGTTGTTGAGCCCCGTCTCGAATGCCGCGAACAGGTAGCTGGTCATGTCCGCGTTCGAGCACAACACCAGGCCGGTCCTGCCAGCGCCCGGGTTGAGCAGGTTGAACGACAGTGTGACGCTGTCACTGTTGAGCGGCGCGTAGAAGCGCATCGCTGCGTCAACGAACAATGCGGTGTGTGGGCCCACACCGTTGGGGTTGGACCCGTTGTCGTAGATGGTCGGCTTGCCCAGCGTGACAAACCATTTCGACCCGACGAGACCGGTGCGTGAGTAGAAGTTGTCACGGAACTGCAGCGCGTGGTTGATCGTCGTGGTGGCCGGCCGGTTGGCGAAGTACGCCTCTTTCCGGATCACCTGGCCGTAGCGGACCTGATGCGACTTACCGTCGTTGGTCACCACGAACGTCTCGAAGTGTGCACCGGCAGGAACGATGTCGACCTCTTCAGCGTCCACGTCGAACGTGATGGCGTCGCGGGTGACAGTGCCCGCGATGTCAGCGATGACGCCACCCGCGGTGTCATAGAACACGGTGTGCACTGTCGCTTCGTCGGGCCACTGCACGAGTCCGTGTCGGCGCGGGGTGAGCGGGGGCGGTTGGAACTGTTCTCCACGCGACAGCGACAGGGCCGCATACTTACCGGGCATCGTCTAATTCCCTTCTGCCGCAACCGATTTACTGGACAATATGCACACCGATGTCGGCGATCTTGTCCATCATGTTCTTGAACATCCGTGCGTTCCGTTCGCCGGTGCTCATCGCCGCCTTGTTCTGGCCGATCTTCATCGGGAAGCTGAAACTCCCGTTGGCCTCACCGACCAGAGTCATTTCCTCGATCTGATTGACGAAGATGATCGGGTCACCGGTCTGGCGGCGATACGCGCGGTTGGTGTTGCCAAGCCGGTCGCCCGTCTCACCATGCAGGCCGGGAATGAACCACGTGTCGGCTGTGATCACCGCTGTGTTGCTCGTTTCAGCGTCGGTGGCCTTGAATCCCCCACGCCAGACCGCCAGCGCCGACCAGCTCCACGCGTTGTGCTCGGCACCGGATACGTACACCTCGTGCAGGTGAATCCAGCCGAGATTCTGTGCACGCGTGGTGTTTTTCCACTCGTCCCAGGCGAAGATCGTGCCAACCAGGAACGGCATGATGATGTCGCTGGCGATGTCGCCGAGCGAGTCGAACCCGCCGAGCAGGAAATAGCCGATCAGGTTCCCTGTGGCCGAGATGATGAGGTTCGCGATCGCGTCAGCGGTCGGGTTGTCGCCACCCACAGTGACCCCGACCGCGGTGGCCGGCGAGTGGGTGAGCTTGCCTCCGAGCGGTTGCGCAATCGAGTCTCGCAGCACGTACGGTGGCGAGCCCGCGATCGTGCCCAGGAACCCGGACTGGTAGTACTCGTCGGCGTAGAGCGACTCGTTGTCGTCGACGAACGCCAAGCTGTCCTCAACGAATCCTGCGCCCCACTGGATCACTGAACGAGTGAGGCCGGTGACGGCGTTGCCGCCGAAGAACGTTCCGGAATCCTTCGAGAACCCTGAGCGGTCCTCCACCTCGAACACCAGCGCGCCGTTGGCAACGTTGTTGTCGATCAGGCCGGTGACCGTCTCTCCCTCATCGGTGAAGATCCGACGGCAGGACAACCGGAGCTGGCCGTCGTCGAGCGCATCGGCGATCACAGAGTCGATCGAGTTCATGCGTGACGCCAGGAATGTCCACAGCGACGAGTCCTCGAAGAAGTTCGGGACCTTCACGTGGACTTGCCAGTCACCGCAGTTGATGATGTCGAGGTACTGCGACGGATCACCAGGGTTGTCGGGGAGCGTGAACGGATGTCCCTCTAGCCGAACGATATTGATGAAAATCATCAGTGCGATCGAGAAGCAGGACGGGCCGAACTCGAACCAATCTCGAGGGAACTGGAAAATCGGGATCGGCAGCAGCGGGTTCGGGGGGCACAGCATGAACTGGACGAACTGCATGTCGTGGTTCCACGTGCATGTCAGGATGTCCACGCCGTCAACGGTTTCGGCTTCCCAATGGTGCAGCAGACCTGTCCAGCGCCACCGTCCGCCGTACATATCCACCCGGATTAGGATGTTCTTGCACTCGTCCGGATTGTTGGGGACCGTCATGATCCACTTGGCCAGGTAGTGCGACGCCCGCATCACGGTCACACCCGCGGACGAGACGTTCTTTACCTCTGGGAACTGATACTTGGTGAGTTCACCGATGTTGATCCGGCCACGGAACACAGCCCCGGGCGATCCGTCCGGGTTGTTCTTGTAGAGAAAGACTTTCGGTTTGCCGCGCTTTATCGCTTTGCGGCGCTGCCGAATCTCTGCTGTGGTCTGCCGGGTCCGTTCCAGTGTGTCCGACAAGACCGTCACTTATGCCGCCCCAATCCCCACGGTGGCACCGACAACGCGTGGCGTCCCGAACGGGTCGCTATGCCAGCGCGGCAGATACAGTTCGCATCGAGCACCGTCTGGGTTGGTCACGTTGGTAACCCGCACAATGCACCCGTTCTCCGGATCACCCATACCGGGCTGGATCGGGTATTCGAGGTCGCGGCCGGCCATCCGCTCATACACCGGTGCCTCGTTCTCGGCGATGATGGTTTCCTCCGACGGGTCGGAGTCGACGTCGATGTTCTCGCCCTCACGCAGCAGCGGAAGTCGGACCGTCTTTCCGAGGTCGGCGATGCCTGTGCCGTACTCTTCCCAGCCGAACGAATAGTCGGGCAGCGTCCACTGCGCTCGGTCGGTGAGATACCACTTCGGCCAGCACATCACGCTCGCCGGGTTGTAGTACGGCATTGGGAACCAGTGCGCGCCCGTGCCTTCCCATTCGTAAACGAACTTCTCTGTCTCCCCGATGAAGTAGGGGTTCTCGCAGCCCATGAGCATCCCGATGGACCCGTACGAGATGAGGTGCGGATCACCGCCCTCGAACTCGGCGCCGACGAATGGCTGCGGGTCCTTGATCTCCCGCACACCGAGTCGCCGTTCACCGTCAACCGAGGTGTAAACGATCGTCGATTCGTGCTCCGGGTGGAACATCGCCCGCCACCGTGAGTAGATCAGGTGCCACAGGTCGGCGTCGCGGACGTTCTGCGGATCGCACTCGTTTCCCGTCTCCGGGTTCATGATGTGCACGGTCCATGCGATGTCGCGACGCTGCGGCGACCACGACTCAAACCGTTGCCCCAGAGCGGATTGCGACCAGTTCGTCTTGAATGGGGCCGGTGACAGCAGGCCAGTGGAATGCGGCGCCAAGATCGGTCCCCAGTCCCCCATTCCGGGGCCCGACAGCGTGCACTCGTCGCCGTTGTAGCCGATGACCTTGATCGTGTCGGCCCGCCGCATCAGCGGGTGGCGCCAACGCGTGTACGACACCTGGCTCATCAGCCGCGCCTCGTCGCGAGAATCGCCTGTCGCTCAAGCGCTTCTGTGTTTGACGCTTCGCGCAACACGTCGTTCGTGTTGTGTCCGCTGATCATGTAGGTATTCCCTCCACGAGACGGATACGGGGCTGTGACCGGACGGTTCTGCTCGGGCATGACGATCCGGCCGTATGCGGGCATGTTTGGATCGCCGAACGATCCGGGCACGTTGCCGACCAGGAAGCTCGACACGACATTCGCGGCGTCGGAGACGATCTTGCCGCCCTGCTGGAACAGGCCAGCGACCATCGACGATGCCAGCGATCCGGCCGCTCCCGCGCCCACCCCACCACCGGCGGCGCCCGCCGCGGCGCCCATCGATATCGCGGTGGCCGCCAGGTTGCCGAGCGTGGACGCTCCTGACGAGATCGCCTGATCGACCCATCCCAGGTTGTGGTTGATGGAGCTCGGTGCCGGCGCGTTGCCCTGCGGAACACCGACCTGCGGAGCGGCCGGGGTCGTCTGCGACGGCGGCGCGGCCGGCGTGGCTTCCGGAGGCGCATCCACGGGTGCCGGTGTCGGTGCCGGGCTCTGTACGGCCGGGGCCGGTGCTGCGGGTCGGGCAGGATTCAACCGCTGAATACCGGTGCCCGGCGAGAAGTCCGGGCGCGGTGGCGGGGTCGGTTGGCGCACAGCGGCCTGCGCACGCGCCCATGCCTGCTGTTGCTGCGGGTTCAGCACCGTCGGGCCGCCCGCCGCGTACTTCGGCAGGTCTTTCGGATCCACCAGGCCGCGGTTGAGCGCGTGCAGGAACGAGTCGGGCACTCGCGACCGGCCGCGTGCCGAAATCATGAACTCGTCGGGGTGGACCTCCGCGAAGTATCCGCCGGTGGGGCCAGGGCCCTTCCGTGACGGTGTGGGGCCACCGTCACGGAATCCCTCGGGCAATGGCAGGTACCACTGCAGCGGGAATGACTGCGCGCCACGGGCAGGACCGCCGTACGCGGTGGTACCGTGCGCGCCTCCGGACTCGACGTTCACACCGTTCGGCAGCGTGACGGCCATGTGGCTGTTGCGCCCACCACCGTTGCGTGACACCCCGATGTTCAGCGCGCCTGGCTTGAATCCGGGAACGAAACCAAGTGCCTCGAAGTCAGACTCGGTGTCGAAGTACCGCCCGGGTGGCCGTCCGGTTGCGGCGGCATAGACCGCCGACGCGATACCCGAGCAGTCGTAGAACCCGTTCTGGCCGGCCCCGCCGTACTCGTACTTCTGTCCCACCGCGTGCGTCTTCGCGTATTGGATAGCACGCTGTGCCGCTGGCGACATGTTCGCCAACAGGGAAGAATCCCCAGATTGTCCGTACAGCTGAGCCAACGTGGCGTCGTCGAGCTGCACCCCGTACTGCTGCGCCAGGGCGGCCGGATCGGTGATCGCCCCGCCACCACTGCCGCTGCCGCTGCCGCTGCCATTCACGCCGAGCAGCGTGCCGATCGGGCCCTCTTGGCCCAGCGCGAACTGCGCGACGCCCGACGCGGCTTGGTTGTACTGGTTCGACGGCGACAAGATGCTGTTCTCGAGGCCGAATAGTGCCAAGCCGCCCTGCCATAGCGACGAGACGAGCGAGCCGACCGTTTTCGTGCCGAAGTCGGCGAGCCATGACGCGGTCTGATTTCCCCAGTTCGCCAGCGCCGCATGCGGATTCTTGGAGTTCAGCGACCCGAACAACCCGATCAGACCGGGTACCTGCGCGGCGCGGGCCGTGACAGATTCCGCGTCCATCGGCCCCAACGACGGGACCAGGCCGCCGCCTTGCCCGTTGTTGTTGCTGTTGTTGAGCAAGTTGGTGCCGAGCTGCAACGCGTTGCCGATCGGTCCCTGCACACCGCCTGCGATCTTGCTGACGATTGAGGACACACCACTGGTTCCGGCCATCGGGTTCGGCGCGATCGGCGCCGGGCCCGGATTGGCACCTGTGCCGACATGCACCGCGGGTGCCGCTTCGGCAGGGGCCGGGGGATTGTTCAACGCGGGATTGGTGTTCTCGTCCGAGTACAGGTAATCCTCGCCTGGGCCACCGACTTCCATCTTGCGGCCCTTTGTCAGCGCCCACAGCGCGTCGTCACCGACCGCCTCACGCGCGGACTTCGGCAGCACCCACTCGTCGTCGTGGACCTCGACGATGTGCCCACCGGTCGGGCCCTTGCCGCGCCCGGACGGGGTTGGCCCACCGTACTTGTACGCCTTTTCGATGTACGGCGAGTTCAACGGAACTGTGGCAGTGAGGGTTCCGTCTGGGTTCTTCTCGAATGGGATTTGCTGCATCTGCAGCTGACCCTCGTAGTTCCCGGGCACGGTGATCTTCGCTTCGGAACCGGATGCGTTGACCTGAGCGTTGTCGGGGAACGGTCCACCCGCGCCGCGCTTGATCTTGTAGCTGCCCTCAACACCACGGTTGCGTTCCTGCACATTGGCCTGGGCGCCGGGAATCGCCTGGAGAGCCTGGTTGAGGGCGCCGCCGCTGAGCACCGATGCCTGCCCGGACGGTGCGAGTTGCTTCGCGATGTCGGTCAGCGTGTAGCCACCCTCGATCGCGTTCAACGCCTGACCACCACGGCCACCAGCAGACTGCCGGATCTTCTCGATGGTCTCGGTGTACGTCTTCACCGCATCCGGGTCGCCAATAAGTGCACGTACCAACAAATCCTGGGAGATAGCTCCACCCGACAGACCTTCGAGCTGGCGGGCAGTCCGGCCCAATTGCTGATTGGCGTTGATCTCCGGTGTCAGGTTGTTCTTCAGCAGAATGTCCCGAACCTTCTGAACGGCTTCGGGATTGCCGACCAACGCCTTGCCGTAGACGTCCTCGGGGATGCCGAGCGCTGCCGCAGCACGAACAGCGTTGCCCTTGCTGATGCCCTCGACACCGCCGCCGGGCGCACCGGTCTGGTCGTAGTTCTGCGCGCCCTCGATCGCTTGCTCAACGCTCGCGCGAGTGACCTTGCCGGTTACCCGGTCCAGTGTGGTTTCGAGCTCCAACTGTCGCTGGTTGAGCAGGCGCGTGGACTCTTCGACCTCCTTGTTCTTCTTGTTGATGCTCTCCATCGCGAGCACGAACGCCGGAATGCCCACGGTGGCAAGCACTCCGAAGATGCCCGCGCCGACACCGCCGCCGAGGGCGGCCAACGCGCCAGAGAACTTGTTCAGCGGCGAACCTTGGCGTCCCGCCTTCGTGAATGTGTCGTTGACCTCACCCATCGCCCTGCGGGCGTTGTCGCGCACCGGCCAGAACCCAGTGCCAACGTTGGTCACCGCGCCCGACAGCAGGGTCATGCTGTTGCGCACGGTGTCAACGATCGGGTTGATGGTCTTCCACGCCAGGTACGCGGTGATGACGGTCTTCACCAGCGTGGGGTGCTCGCTGATGAGGTCGCTCAAAGTGGTGAGCAGCGCGATCACCGAGCCCACGTACGGTTGCACACCCTGCGCCATGCTCTGGAATGCGCCGGGGAGTTCTTTGAGCAGATCGCCCCACTGGCTCAGCAGACGCAGTCCCTCGTTGAGGTAGTCACGCAGCTTCGACTGGCCCTCAGTCGAATTGGTCCACTTCTGCCACCGGTCGGTGACGTTCTCCAACCACTGCAGGAACGTGCCGCCACCTCCGGCGGCACTGGTGAGGCCGGTGAACCACTTGCCCAGGTTGAGCACGGTGTTTCCGAGTTGCGTCACGCCGGTGATGCCCTCGTTGATCCACTTGTCGAGCCGACCGTCCTTGTCGGCGGCCTCGATGAACCGGGCGAACCGTTCCGCGACCTTGCCGACCGCATCGGCCAGCCGGGGCAGCGCGTCGGTGCCCGCCGCGGCGAGCGTCCCGATGCCGCGCACCAGGGGGTCGATCGCGGCCGACAGCCGAGACTGTGCCTCACCGGTATTGCCCAGGATCCGGTCAATGATGGACTTGCCTTGCGTACTACTCAGCGAGGTGAGCAGGGCGGTGATGTTCTGGTTCCACGCGGTGCCGATGCCACCCAGTCCCTTGGTGAGGTTGGGTGAGATGCTGTCGAAGAACTCCCGGAATTCTTCGGACTTGCCCTCGAACAGTGGCTCCTGCACCGATTCTCGGACCGCGTCGAACGCTGGCCGCATCTCCTGCAGCGTCCGAACGAACTTCTGCGCCGACGGCGACAGCTGGTCCATCGCCTGCGCGGCGGCCTCCTGTGCAGCCGACTGCTTGTTCGCCGCGTCGGCGGCAGCCGCCTGCGCGTCGGCGACTTGCTGTTCGGCGCGCACCACGCGCTCGTTCGCCGCGACGACCATGTCGGAGCCTTCGACGCCCTTCATCTGGGCGTCGGTGAGCCGATCGGCGGTCTGCGCGTTGCGGGATCGAACTTCCAGCACGCGCTGGTCGGCCTCCAACACCCGCAGCTGAGCGTCGCGAATGTCGGAGTAGTTGCCCTTGGCCAGGTCTTCGCGGGCCTGCTGCGCCTCGAGGATGGCGCGCGACTCCGAGATCAGGCCGCCACGCATTTCGATGTTCAGGTCGACCAACTGCTGCCGAGCATCGCGGTACGCGCGGGCCTGGTCCTTGCGCGCCTGGACCTCGTCGACGACGGCGTTGCGCAGGTTGTTCTGCGCCGACACCGCGGCCCGCGCCTGCGCCGCTTGGTCCTTGCCGGACGACTCCGACGCCTTGGTGACCGCGTCGTAGGCGTCTTTCACCCCCGACAGGCCGAGTGCGAGCGTGCCGATGCTCGTCACCGCGCCGGCGAGCGCGCCGGGCACAGCGAGACCTGCCTGTGAGACCTGCTGCAGTCCAGCAGCGACCTGCGTCAACCCGGCTGCGGCGGGCTGCACCGCACCGATCGCCAACGCACCCAAGTTCAGCTTGAAGACGTCCGAGCGCCTAAACCGCTCGACTTGCCGGGAGCTGAATCCCTCCAGTTGACGCTGTGCGTCCTTGCCGTCGACAACGACCTTGATGTTGATCGGCCGCGCCTCTTCGGAGATGCGCCACTCGCTAACGTGGGCGCGCGCCCCCGCGGTGTCGGCGTCGACGTCGACCTCTACGGGGCGCGCTTCCTCTGTTCCACGCCAATCAGCGGTGTCGGCCCGGGCGCCGGTGGTGTCGGCGTCAACCTCCACTTGGACGTGCCGGCGTTCCTCTGATTGGCGCCAATCGGCTGTTTTCGCCCGTGCGCCCGCGGTGTCGGCGTCGACGTCGACCTCGACCTGTCGACGTTCCTCCGAAGTCCGCCAGTTGGCGGTGTCCTGCACCGCGTGCACAACGTCGGCGTGCACCGTCACCCGGAACCCGGGATCTGGCATACCCCGCAACTTGGCCTTCAGGTCACGAACGAAATCGTCGGCGTTCGGCCGGATACGGACCGATGCGGTGCCAGCGGAGTATTCAGGCATCGTCGCCTCCCTTCGATGTTCGTCGTGACCCTCGGGTCAGTTCGCGGGGTTTCATCGAGCTCGCGATGTCGGCGTCCAACTCGTCCAACTCGGCCTGCTCTTTTTCGAGCTCCCACTGCTCGGCCGGATAGATGGGGCCTTGCGGGATCGGGATGGCCATGTTCTTCGACATCACCCTCAACAGGTGGGTGAGTGTCACGTTGACCTTGTGGATTGCGCTCACTTCCCTTGTGAAACCTGCTAGTTCGGGACGTGAGGGCTTGCCGTCGCTTTCCGCGAGCATCTGTTGGAATCTCGGCCGTAGCCGCTCATCACGCAGCATCGCGGCCTGGGTTTCAGACCCTTCGATACGCGCGACTTTGGTTGCGTAGTTCAGGAATTGAGACCAGGGCCGGGTTCCCCGGAACCAGTCTCGGGCGTCGATTCCGTGGAGTTCTCTGGCGAAGTCGGCCTCGAGCTCATCCCAGTAGTGCTCGATGTAGTCGAGGATTCGTTGCCTTTTCCCGGTGCGAGCAGAGGGTGATCGGGGGCGACTTCGCGCAATGCCTCTTCGAGCTGGTACGTGCGTTCCTCGAAGTCGATCTCTTCTTCGTCGGGGAGCCGCAGGAACTGCTTCTTGAGAGCTGTGAGGAACACGTCGCGCTCCCACGCGCCGCGGTGTGCGAAGTACGCCTCGACGGCCTCGAACTCATCGTCACCGATGAGCGCCTTGGTGTACTTGAGGTCGGCCGCTTCGATCGTCTGCTGGATCCGGTCGACCTCTTCGGGTGTCGCGCCGAACTTGGCGGCGTTGAACATCGCCGCGATCGCGGCCTGCGCGGCGTTCTGCGCTGCACCCATCGCCTTGGCGCGCGCGGGCGTCGGCGGGTACAGCACGAGGTCTGCGGTGATCTCGAACGGCTCGATGACGCCGCCAGCTTCGCGGGTCTCAGCGAGAACCTGAGCCCACTTGCCGATGGGTTCCCCCGCCGCCGCAGCGACGGAGGAACCCTTGGCCGTCCGCTTCTTCGGAGTGGCAGCCATCGGTTAGGAACCGCCTCCGAACCCGGTGTCCACACCGGACGCCTGGATGGCCGCCCAGCCGGGCCCGAAGATGTCGACGATGACCGGCTGGCCCAGCAGCTCGTCCTCCCCCTGGAAGTTGATCGTGTAGGGGTAGGTGGCCAGCTCGGAATCGGTGAGCTGCGCCTCGCTGCGCTCGGACACGTTGGTGCGGTTTCCGATCCACGCCAGGTAGATCGGGAGACCCTGCCACGAGTCCTTGCCGAGAAGCACGGTGCGCTTCAGGTAGACCTCGGGCAGCTCTTCGACACCGAAGGTGACCGCGCCCGTCGCGTCCGGCGTGACGTCCGACAGGTCGATGCCCCACCAGTTCTCCAGGTTGGCGCGGTTGGTTTCCTGCGGCACCAGGCCGCAGGTCACGTCGCGCTGCGTGGGGAGCTGGCGCACCGGGCCGCCGACGCCGTGGGAGCGGATGTCGTTGATCGTCACCGCGTTGGCGAGACGACCACCGGACTGCTTCTCGTGCAGCCCGACCACGACGCCGTCGTCGGGCAGCTTGAGCTCACCGGAGGTCTCGTCGTGGACCGATTCGATCAGCGGGACCGAGTAGTCCCACTGAATGACGCGAAGCTTCCGGGGTGCGAGCAGCAGATCCCGGCGCGTCACATCAGGATTGGTTACAGCCATGATGTGTTCCCTTTCTCTCTGTTACCAATCGAGATCGAGGTGATCTCGATAGTCAGGGAGTCCCCTCGGACGGTCGGCGTGGATATGCCACGTCGCCGGGACCAGTCGTTCATCCCTGAGCTGTTCCATTACTAATTGCGGCCCAACAACTTCACCCGGAACAGTCATGAATGTTGTTGTTGCACCCGACAAATGGGGTGTCGAGCGGCGGACGTGTCCACCTTCGTCGAACTCGCAGAACACGTCGGTGACATACTCCTGCAACCGCAGCGACTCGTCGCGAGACGCTGTGAGCGCGGCGATCGTGGTGATGGTCTCGTCGGTCCACTGCTGCTTGGACTTGTTGACGTGACCTCCGTTGCGGTGCACCAGCAGGTAGCCGTTGCCGTCCTCGAGGTGTTCACGCCTGATCTTTGTGAGTGTCGCCAACGGTTCGACCTGAACACCAGAAAGCCCACGGGCAGCGCCGTTTTCCTGGAATGTGAACAGGTCACGCAGCAGGCGTTCGATGTCCCATCGGCCGCCCTTCCACCAGTCCGGGTAGACGATCATGCCAGCGAGTCCACGATCGCCAGGACTTTCACGAAGTCGTCGACCGGGGCTTGGGGCATCCACGAAGTGGGTGGTACGCGCGAGTCCGGGTGGATACCGATACCGAATTCGTGTGACGCGCCGTAGCCACCGCGTGGCGTGCCCGAGCCCACGATCACGTCAGCACAGATACGGTCAAACTTGGTGCCGCCCAATGCAAGCTGCACCTCGGCCGATTCAGCGAGGTCCCCTTCGTCCTTGGCCACGATCGCCCGGTACACGTCGCGCACGAGTGTCCCGGCCTGCCGCATCACCGACACGTTCTCCGGTGAGAGCATGTAGTGGGTCAGGAACGGGTTGGGGTTGGACGGGATTTCGCACTGCATCGCTACCCTCCCAGTTGAATTGCGTAGTAGACGTAGCCGAAGTCGTCCCCGGTAAGGGGATGGTTCATGTCCCACATGGCGTCGCCAATCACGCCGAATGTCTTGTTCTGGAACCTGAATCGGTCTCCGTCTTGGAGGTCTGAACCGCGTGGAACGAAGAGGGTTCCACTCTGCGTGTAGCCCTCACCGTTCGTGTTAGGGCGCGCCTCGTCGAGCTGCGGAATCGCCAACTCGATGGGGTCGAGGTCGGTCCAGTTCGTCTCGCCGAAGTCGGTGGTGCGACGCTGCGGGTGGATGGTCACCCCGTCGACAGGGTTCAGCAGCACGGACGCCGCCGGCCACTGTTGTTGCTGACCACCACCATCCCGGAGAAGATGTTGCGCAGCCGCTCCTTGTCGGCCTTGGTCAGCCACGGCGAACGCGACACTGCGTCAGCGTTGTAGCGGACCGTGGCGCCGAGCTGGCCCATGTTCTGCGTCTTCGAGTCGACGAACTGCGGCACGTTGCTGTCCGTCGTCGCGTACAGCCGCGCGGTCACATCAGCCACGACCGACGTCACCACCTGCGGAATCGGGCACCCTTCGTCGTAGACGATGCCCAGATACCCCTCGACGAGCTCTGATGCCCGCAACGCGCGAGCGGGCAGCTTGTTGGCCTCGTCCTCAGAAAGCTGGCGCTCCAACACCGGCGACTGCTCGACGTCTTGCTGAGTAACGGGAATCATCACGACCGCCTTCCCCGCTCGCGGCCGGGCACCTTCCCCAGTGCCCGGCCGCGAGCGTGAATCGAAGGGCTCAGCTACCGCCGCCGGGGACGACGGCTGCGACCGGCGAGGACGTGCTCAGCTGTGAGCCGAACGCGATGTTGTCACCGAGCACGTAGGCGTAACGGGCCTTGAACCGCAGCGCCACCATGTCGCGCTCGGCCAGGTTGATCCCGTTCACCGTGGCCTCCGTCAGGTACTTCACCTGGATGTCCTGGCGGACGCCGATGATGACGCGGGACCGGTCGACCACCAGTGCGGTGGCGATGTCCGGATCCCACACCAGCTGATCGCCGCCGTCGCCGTCATCGACGGTGCCGGTGACGAACTTGCTGGACAGGCCGTGCACCGTGCCGTCCGACCACGGCGCCGCGGCCAGCGGGCCACCGAAGATCGGCGTGCCGTCGGCGTTGCGCTGGTTGGACAGCTTGAACTGCAGACCCATCTTGGCGAGCAGGGTCGACGGCTCGTAGCGGTCCGCGAGCGCCTCGGCGCCGTTGAGGATCTGACCCGACAGGTCTTCACCGTCGACGGCGCTGCCGATGGTGAAGACGTTGTTGCCCGCCACGGCCGACGCGTACAGGTCGTTCGACGTCCAGGTGGACGGCTTGTTGATGCCGAAGATCACCGCCGCGTCGAGGGCGAACGCGATGGCTTCGCCGCCAGCCTTGGCGATGTCCAGCAGGATGTCCTCGGTGGCGTCGTCGATCACGTTCTCGTGCACAGGCACGATGACCGCGAGTTCCTCGGCCACGAGGTTCTTGTTGGCCCAGGTGACCTTGCCGGTCGGCTTCACGCCCTCGGGCGCGGTTGCCGACTCCGAGACCCACTTCGCGTGGGGCTTGGTCGCCATGACGGGTTCCTTGACCGTCTTGGTTCCCATGTTCCGGGTCGGGAAAGCCTGCAGCACTGCAGACTTCTTCGCGGCCCACGACAGAAAGTCTGCCGCGTAGGCGTCCTGGATGAGGGTCGCCACGTCGGCGCGACTGATGTCAGCCATGTTGAATCTCCTTCTGTTTCATGGCATCCCGCGACGTGACGACGTCGGGGAGTCTCGCGTTACCTGCCAGCACCGAGCGAGCGGAGCGCGTCGGCGGCCCGCTGCTTGTCGGTCTTGCCGTCAGGCATGGACGCACCGGAACGAAGCGGGGCGGCGGCCCGAGGGCTGCTGGTCCCGAACTTCTCGACGAGCTTCTGCACGTCGGCTTCGATCTCTTCCGGTGTGTTGCCGCGCACCCGATCCCACAGGTCTGGGTCGAGATGCTTTGTCGCGGCGATCTGTTGACGCTGCAGCTGCGTTTCGAGCTTGGCGCGCTCCTTCTGCTCGGCCTCCCACTTCGACCTGAAGTCGTTGGCGGCCTCGGTGGCCTGCTGAATTTCCGACTTCTGCTCTGCGGTCAGCTGATCGAACTGCTCGGCCTTCGACTTGTAGTCGTCGAAGCCCTGGAACTTCGCTTCGACCTCGCGGCGCTCGGCGGCGATCATCGCGTTCACCTGCTCCTGCGTGAACCCGCCACCACCGTTGGGCTGCCCGCCAGGCGCCGCGCTGCCGCGGCTACCACCCTGATCGGCGCCCTGCTGCTGATCTGCTGCGTTGTCACTCACTGCAACCTCCGAATGGAGTAATCCCGCGAAAACCCGCCAACAAGCACTGCCGTCGCGGTTCGGCAGTCACGAAACGTGTTGTGGCGGTTGGTATCTATCGGGCGTCGCTGTTGGCCCGCATATGCGCGACCACAGCTTTCACGTCGATCGCCCCGTACTCACCGAGCGTCTTACCTTGGCGCTTGGTCTCTTTGACGGCGGCGACGTATTCCTCTTCCCACTGCTGCACGTAGTCGGGCGGGTTGTAGTCCTCACCCGAACGCACCGGCACCGGAACGCACCTGCAGTGGTCGTGGTACTTCTCCCCCAGCGCCCGCTTGCCGCGGGTGCGGCCGGTGTACTCAACCGGCACGAAGGGGTCAGGCCGACCGGCCATGCGTGCCGCGGCACGTTCTCGGCGCTGCTCGCGTGTCAGACCTTTCGCGCGGCCGACAACGAATTTCGCCGACCGCTCGGTGTGATAGATCGGGCCTCGGGTGGCCAGGAGACGACAGAATGCACACGCGTTCGCCGACGCGTACCGGGCCCAACGGACACCCTCGACGTTGGCGTTGTCGGTGATGGTGTCGCGGGCAGCGTTGGCCACAATGCGCTTCGACGCGCCGGCCAACCGATCGACCGGCTCTGCTTTGCCCGGCGCGTACAGCGCCCAATTGATCGTCTTGTCAATCTGGATCGGGTTCAGGTTCACCACCGGCGTGGCCGTGAACTCCGACTCCGGGGCCAGCTCGTCGTACCAGCGCGCCGCGATCGCGGCGGCGGCGGTGGCGTTCTGCTCCAAGACCACCGGCAGCACCCGACGCAGCAACGTCGGGAACTCCGGATGCTCAGAGTCGTACTGCGTGAAGAACTCGACGAGCTGCTGCACGGTGACCGCGCTGACGTCGGAGAGCACCTGCTGCAAGGCCAACGCCTGCCCGGCCAGACCGACCGTTTGCGATGCAGCGACAAACCCGCCGGCGGATGTGATCAGTCCTGTACCGGCCTCCGGGGTGGTCATTTACGCGACAGTCCGCTCCGCGAGCTCGTTGACGCGTGGGTTCTGTCTCGCCTCCGTCGCGGCGCTGCGCAGCGACGTCACCAGGTCGGTGATCGGCTGTTGGGCGCGAGCCTCCTGGGCCGCGGCCTTCAGTGCCGAGATCATCTGTTGCGTCAGTCCTGGGACGAGCGGCAACAGAGGCTCGATGGGAAGACCGTCTTTGAGCGCTTGGCCGATCTTGAAGATGCCATCGGTCATGGCCCCGAACGAACGAGCCTCGGTGTCTTTCCAGATGCACTCGGCGCTCTCGTCCTCCGCGGTCTCGGCGTCGCCGTCCATGCCTGCCGACAGCTGCAAGAGCTGCTCGTGTGATTCGCCGTTCGACTCACGCATGGCGCCGAGCTTGCGCTGCTGGTTGCGCTCGGCCGCAGCCAACGCGTCAGCCGACAGGTTGACCATCCCCGACATGACGTAGGTCGGCGAGATCTGCGCCCGCCGAGCGACATGCTCCTCGAGCTTCTCGATGAGCGAGTTGTACGGCTCGAGGGACGCGCCTTCGAGCCGCGTCGCCTTCACGTCAGGCTCTTTGAACGTCCACGTCTTGTTGACCGCGGTGGCCAACAGCTGGTGCCGCGTGCCGGTCCAGCCTGAGATGACGTTCTGCGGGTGGGCGCCGTACCGCGAGACCAACAGCCGCGCGAAGTTGACCTCGTTGATGGCGCGCTGGTCGGTGATGAGCCGCTCGATCTCGCCCTCGATGAGGTCTTCGGAGTCCGGGCGGTTGACGTAGCGCACCACCGGGCATACCGACTTGCCGCGGAACACACCGCCGTGCGGGCGGGGCATTCCGATGCCGTCCTCGGAGACGCTGATCGGTACCTTGCGGATGTTCTCGTCCTCGGTCCGGATCGGTGTCGAGACTTCGCCCAGGTCCATCGGGTACACGTGGGTGGTGTCGATCAGCAGTCCCTTGCGCCGCGGCTTCGCGTCGGTGCTGTCGATCCACGTTTCGAGCGCGTACTGCGGCCACCAGTCGACCTGCGGATCCTGATACAGAGCGATCAGCTGACGCGGTGAACGTGGACGCCACTTCAGCCCGTCCGGTTCACGCTCGGCCACGACATAGCCGACGCCGTACTTCACCGTCGATGTGTAGACCTCGGCCTGGCGGGCATCGAACCGGTTGTCCTGCCACCGGCGCCACGCCGCGTGGTTTTCCTGCGCATCCGCACCGCGGTACCCGACCACCGAGAGGTTCTGCACGAATGCGTCCAGCACCAGCGTGAGGACGTTGTGCACACAAATGGCGTGGATTTCCTTGACCTCATCGTCGGCGTCGTCCGGGATGTGCGGCCGGCCCACCTTGCCGTCGATGTAGTCGTCGATACGGTCGAACTTGGCCAGCTCAAGCTGGTGGATCTGCCACATCCGACTAATCAGAGGGATGATCTCCTTCGGTTCCAGCACGCCCACCACCTCCCTTCGCAGATCGTCAGAAGAACGTCGCTTCGTTGCTGCGCTTTTTCTTCAATTTGCCGCTGTTCAAAGCGATTCGAGCGCCCATGATCGAGCCGACCATGCACACCGCAAGGTCAACGTGCTTGTTCGAATTGCGGGTCACCTTCGACAGCGATGTGCCCCACTGGTTCGGTCGGTTCCGCGCGTTGTGCACGTGCACCCGCAACGTCGGATTGCCGTCGTGCCGGAACTGCAGTGCGTCCTTGTCCTCTTCGTCGATCCATCTCTGGACCATCTCGGCGGCCTCGGTGAACTGCTGGTTGCGGGACACACCACCACGCTGCGACAGCCGCATGTCGAACAGAACCGCGTTGCCGAGCGTCTCGCCAGGCGTCGCCCACACCGGCAGCTCGTCCCGGAAGTCGCGATGCAGGCCGTCGATCATGCCGCGCCAGTACAACGCCTCGGTCTCTTCGTCCTCAGCCGGTGACGGGTCGATACCGAACCACGCCACATCCCACTTCGCGAGCGCCTGACGGCACTTCGCATCGACCTCGGTCCGCGGCGCCAGCCATGGCTTGTCTTTCGGCCACCCGTGCGGCTTTGACCACACCGAATCCCCGAACGGCACAAACGAATACATGTCCGACAGCCGAGTGGCCATCAGCGCCGTGGCGTCGCCCGACTTCGAGCAGTCCAGGAACAGGGCGATCTGATCGTCGTCGGCGACGATCTTCTGCTCAGCGAGCGCGTCGAACCGATCCGGCTGCACCCACGCGTCCTCTTCGGTGGCCAGGCCGTTGAGGTAGAACCTGATCGAGTCGGCTACCGATGTCCGGTCATCGGCCATCTCGTCCGACTTGCGCTCGATGTCATTCCACGGGGCGTCGAGATACGCCTGCATCAGACCGCGCTTGCGGCCCTCTTCGGTCACGATGTCGAAAGGTGGTGCCGCTTCGATGGAGTGGTACAGGATGTCGCGCTTGCCCTTGTAGCCCGGCGCCTGCTGCTTTTGCCACGCCACATACGCGGCCTCACCAACGGTGTCCGAGCCCTGGCGGTGCGCGTTGGTGTACTCACACATCCGCGCCTGAATGTCCTTCGGCGACTTGCCGACGTTGCGTCGAGCCACGTTGGCGACCTTCTCGCCGCCGTTCGACTTCGACATGTGGTGCGTCTCGTTCAGCGCGATGAACGTCGCTGGGTCACCCTCGCCGGACTCTTCCGCAGACGGCGGGACCTCGAACCGGCCGCGCCCGTTCTTGAGCACCGTGCGGGTGTCACCGCAGTCCAGGCCGTAATACTCCCGAGCCGCCTCACCCCACATCGCGTTCGCGACGCGCAGCACGTCCTTGGACTGCTCCTGCGAGTTCGACATCACCTGCACCAGCGGGAAACCACGGCGCCGCCCCAGCGGACGGCCAGTCTTGTCGTCCCAGTCGAAGAACTCCACAGGCCCCAGAAGCTCTGTGTTGCACATGGACCCGGCCATCGGGTCTTTCCCGGTCCCCTTCGCCCCGCGGATGATGCCTGAGCGGTACTCGAAACGGCCGTCCTGGTTGACGAAGTACCACAGGATCAGAAACCGCTTCTGGAACCGCGTCCACTGCCACGGCCCACCGAACTGGTAGTGGATCAGCCCCGGTTCTTCAGTGCGCCCCTCTGCCCAATCGAAGATGGCCGGCGCAAGACTGTTGTTCGCCAGGTACATCCGCTCGTCGGGGTCATCCGGCCACGGCAGCGTCCACCACGCCCCACTCTCCGGATCAACCCGGTAGCCCGGGAGTAGAAGCTCAGAGGTCGCGGTAGTCGGCAATGTTGGTCACCCCGGCACCCGAGCCATCGCCGCACTCGGGCTTCGGATCGACGTAGCGGATCCGAAGGTCGCGGCGATAGTCCATCGTCGTCCCCAGCACCTTCTCCCGGTTCCGAAGCTCCGTCGCGTACTTCGTCTCGCCCGACTCGTGGAACAGCGCGGCCAGCTCGATGGAGTCCAGCGCGAAGTCCCACTCAGCCGACGACCACAGCGAGCAGTGCGGCATAGTGCGCCACGCATCCCACTTCTGCCGGGTCCGCTTGTCCCACGGCCGCCCGTTGTTGCGACGCGGCGGCAACTTCGGCCCATCTGTGAAGGGAATGTTCTCGACTTCGATCCAGTCATGGACAACCTTGTTCCGATGAACGGTCGTCCCTTCTGGTTTCGGCTTTCGGCCGGTGACAGCCATAACCGACCTCCAATCCGATGACATGAAAAACGGCCCATTCGCGTACGTAACGCGGGGCCGCAAAAAGGTTTGAGTTCCGTACAGACAGGCGGGCACT